ATTATTAACCAAATGCCTAGACTCGTTGTGTGTTAAAAATATAACTTCCGACAGAACGTTTGCATGTATGGCCGAATCAACGTAGTCATTAAGCATTTGGAATAATTTATAATAATCATTAAGCCAGCCATCATAAACAATTACGGGGCTAAAATTTACATGAACATCATAACCAGATTTTACATAAGCATTTATTGCTTTTATACGATCTATTATTTTAGATGTATTAGGCTCATGTATATCTGCTTTTAATTGTGGCATTAAGCTAAACCTAATTCTAATTTTGCCTTCAGGGTTAAAAAATATAAAATCTGGGTTAACGTATTTAGTAGCAAAACTACCCATAGCAATAGGATGGTCTCTAAAAAATAAAAATATTTTTTCCCATTCGTGATGTTTAGCATGTAATGCAAAATCTTCATTACAACTAATATCGTATGTTATATATTTTTTGTGTGTTTGATTAGGCTTTTCTACTTCAGCAAACATAACATGACTGTTTATTTCAGTAAGTATGTCTTCTGTATTAGTTGCAACACTTAGACCTCTTGGCATATGGCGTTTCATATAACAATAAGAACAGTTATACAAACAGCCATATCCAAAGCTTGGAGATATAAAATCTGTTGATCTACCTGATGGTCTAATTTTAAATGTTTTTCTTTTAATCTTCCGAATTTTCATTATTTATTTTTTCTAATTCAAATTCTAAATGAGTTATTGCTTTTTTTATACAATCTATTGGAGTGTCATGCTTGCGGTTTGCGCGCAAAAGATATGTTACTGCTGTCCCCACATTATAAGATAGTTCAAAATCTTCTACTACTTTACGGGCTTCATAGCCGTGATGTTTACCTATATAATAAGTAGGTATTCTTTTATCTAATGTTGTGTTTGTTACATACATATTTCTATCTTTTTCATAATAATATTTACTGTGTTTTATCATTAATCTAATTTACTTTTAAAATGATCTATAATTTTATTCATTTGTCTTTTATAAAATAAGTCAAAATCAACATATTCTATTTCACCTGTATCGCCATTCATTGTTTTAGGTTGTGTTTTTTCCCATATTTTATACAAAACACCCCTCATTCTTTGGCTAGGCGTTTTTTCGCTAAACTCTGTATTTGCTGTAGCTTTTTCTACAGCGTCTATCTGGTCTTGATTAATATGGTTTGCCGATATTAATACATAACCAGGCTTTTTAATTAATCCAAATAGATTAACCATAGTTTCGTGTGCTAGCTCAGGAGTGCCTACATAGATACGTAGGCTCCCGTCTGCTAAGGTACTGACTTTATCAATACCTCCTTCAAATACTACTGAATTTTTCATTTTTTAATCTTTAATTTCTCCGTTCATAATCATTTCTATTGCCTTGTCTTGACGTTCTTTTCTATCTTTTCTGTCTTTTTTTGCAATATCATAAGTAATTTTATCATAAAAATTCTTAAATACAAATCCTATAAAATTGCCTTCTGCATTATATGCTTTTACTGCTCCTTTTGGTGTTCTTCCTCTTGGTATTTTCATAATATATCTTCGTTCATTATATGTATAGTTCTTTCTGATTTCTTGTCAAGATAATCAAATCCTTGGCTAGGCCAATAATCATTATCAAGACAATATTTATATATTTTTAGGTCGGTGTTATACAAATCCCTACCCATATCTATAAGATTATCTCCTAATTGTATTATATTAATACTAAATGGTGGATTTTTTTCTATAGCCACAATATAGAACTCCTGAGCCCTTACAGCGTCCATATAGAAGGCGGCCTGCTTGTAGTACTTAAACTTCTTTACAGAGCTTGCAAAGCCATAATAAGAGCTATCTTGTGTTGTCTTAAGATCTACTATAATATCAGCATCTTTATTATATACATCAAGCATACCTCTGCATTTTACATTATACTCTTCATTTTTCCAAGCTATAATGTGTTCTTTTATACCATTACTTAACAATAATTTAGCGTCAGAATCTCTCATTATTTTTTGAGTCATTTGTTCTATTAGGTTATATTCTTGTTCTGATATAACAGTTTTTAACATGTTATTGTTGGTAAATTCTGTATAGTCTGCCTTGCCCTGTTTAGTTCGTTTATCAAACTTTGGAGCTACTGCATAGTTTTTATTAAACTCTTCAGGCTGTAATACATTCATGTGTAATGCTGATCCAAATTTCATAGCTGGCGTGCTAGGCTGTGGATTATCCATTACAAACCTAAAATATTCTGGTGATTTACCAGTAAGATTGTTTAACATACTATTTGACACATATTCTGTATCATTATAATAGTTGTTTTGTGTTAAGTTGTGATTTTCTATTAATTTCATATTTTACTTTGTAGACATTAAGACCTTCCCGAAGGAAGGCCCCAATGCAATCAAAACAAAAACCATGTGAACATGGACAAGAAAGTTCTACAAAAGTAGTAAATTATTCTTTTGCTCCCGAATCTTTCTCTTGTTTGTTTTGAACTTTTTTACTTTCCTTTTCTTTGTTTTCTTTTTCTACTTGTTTATCAAGTTCGTCCATCCTTTTTAAAATATTACTTGCTTCTGGTATTTGCAAGCAATATTCATTAAGACTTTTTCTAAACTCTTCAACGTCTTGGTCGTCAAATTTACCATTGTTGTCGTAATCTTTATGAACCCACGTAAGTAATGCTACTTCATGCGATCTTAAAGCATCTGACATAGCTTTCATTGTTTCAGATATAGGTTTTTCTACTTTATATTGAACTCCCATAATTTTTATTTTTTCTTTTTTATTCTTTAACGCCATTTAATTCACTTTTAAGTTGTTTTATTTGTAATTTTAATCTATCATTATTATCTAATAATATATCTACTAGCTGTTTATTTCTCTCTATTTCTGTTAAAATTGGAGAATTATAATATTCTATTAGATTTTGTTTATGATCAATTAAGCATTCTTCTGCCATATCATACATTTTTTGTATATGTGGATATACTTTTATAAAATTTTCTATACTTTTTACCGCATGTATCATAGTTGCATGATTTTTTTCTAAAGCATTAGCTATATTATGAAAAGTCATTCCTATTGACTTTCTTAGAACATAAACTAAAACCATTCTTTTTTCTACTAATTCTCTTTTTTTTGATTTAGAATATAATTGCTCTATAGTTAAATCAACTCTATTGCAATATGCAATAAAAAAGTCTAATAAAGCTTGATTTTGTGTCATAGTATTTTAATTTTTACTCCTGAATTTTCTTTATCGTATTTGTATTCCCCAAAGCTAGGTATTACGCAATCACAATTATCATCATCTATATAATTGTATGTAACCATTAAGTCTTGAACAGTCTGACAAGGATTTATATAATCAAACTTTCTTCTGCTATTTCTTATAAATGTAAATTCTATTTTGTATGGCATTTTCTTGTCTTTTATTTGTTCTATAAACTTTTCTTTGTTGTTAATCCAGTCTTGTTTTGTTTTTTTTATATAATTCATAACTGTTTTAGAATGAATTAAATACTTTCCTGTCCATCGTTTTCCGTTTTTACTAGATGGGACATTTCCTGCTATGAAAATCTCTGCCATATTGCAAAGATAATAATAAATTTGAGAGTTTCACCCTTGGAATTTGGCGCACTTAAATCTTAAAAGTTTAACCTATCTAGTAGGACACTTACCTGATCCTAGGGATCTGTTATCTCTCTCATTTATATATCTTTAGAACGGCATGTCTTCATCATTAGCAGCGTCTTGCACTATAGCATTTTGTCTGCCCCATGTAGCGTGTTTGCTTGTAAAATCAGCCATTTCTTCATTAGTCAAGGTTTTGTTCATATCATTATTATATGTACATTTACCTCCAACTTTTGCAGACCATCTATATTTAGTAGCAGTTCTTATAACTGGCTCTTCATTTTCTTTGTTTACACCTATATACTCTTCAGATATAAATGTACACATTAGACTTTTTCCGATAGCATCATTCATTGCTTTACTATCATCACTAAAATCTCTTACTCCAGCATTTACAAGAAAATCTTTTATTTGTTTTGTTTTCCATTCTCTTGTAGATGTTTTGTCAGATTCTTTAACCACCCAAAATCTACATCTACCAACCTTGCCATTACTTGTAACAGCATATTGTATAAATGGAGATCCATTGTAGTTTTCTAAATTTTCTGAAGTTGTTAAGCCTGTAATTTTACATTCATGGGCTCCTGGTTCAATATATTCTATTTTTTCACCTTTTGCCCTTCCTGTTGTTGTTGTGTTTAAATTAAATGGTAGTGCCATATTTATTTATTTATAATTTCTAATATATTATGTAATTTTTGTCTAGCTTCTATTAAATCTAATTTATAATTTTCATTATTATTTCTTAACCTTTCATTTTCTTCACGATAATGATCTAGTTTTGGAAGAAGCTCTTCTATTGATGGATTTAACGGAGTATTAATACTGTTTTTTGGTAATGCAGACGAATATTCTTTTTTTTCGTGCGCTTTTTTTAGCATTTGCTCTACGTTCCATTTATGTTGTGGTCCCATGTTATTTATTGTTTTTAATTTTCCAATTAATATATTTTGTAAGCGTATCGCCATCAAATATAATTTTATCTTTTTCTGGAGCATAAGGATAGTCCTTACCCTTCCATTGTTTTGTAGTTAAAGTTTGTATTGGTAGTCTATACAAGAATCTACCTATTCCCCATGATACACACGCACGTTTAAATGCATCTGATACATGCCCTTTATCTTTTTCTACATTAGATTCTGATCCTGTGTCTGATTTCCACACCCATTGGTGATATGCTACTTCAGATTCATTATCTTTTGCATCACAGCAAATGCCTACTTTACAGAACAGTAAGCCATTCTCTTCATAGAATATACTTTGCCAGTTTTCTGGACCGCATACTTCATCTAGTAAGTCTTGGCAATCTCTAGCGTCTATGTACGCTACACAGGTTGTTTTTCCATATTTAGTGGACTGTACACGCCACTTATACGGTAGTTCTTTTTTTAAATCGTTTAAATTCATTCTGATGTTTCTTTTTGTTTTGATTTTTTCATTTTCTTGACTGCTACTGCAGCTACTACAAATTTTACAAATCTCCTTATCATAACAGGTCTACCTTTAAGCAATAAAGTAACAGCTAATTCTTTAAATGTTAAAAGCAATACTTGTCTAACAAGTTTTTTGTCAATTCCTAAATCGTAAGCAATCTCATTTATAATTGATTTTACTTTAGATATGCCCCTTTTTTTCTTGTCCATATTAGGGCAAATATACGATATTATTCAGAATCTCCAAGTATTTGAACAGCTAAATACATTGGAAGTACAATAATTCCTGCAATAATTAAAGCAAATACTATAGGTCCTAAGACAAAAATAATAGCAGCTATTAATACAGTAAATATAATAGGATACTTACCTATCAAACTAATTTTTTTCATAATCTATAAATTTTGTTATTTCACTTTTAAAACTTAAGGTAACTTCTCCAACGCCTATATTTCTGCCTTTTGCAAATATAATGTTGGCGGTACCCTTGCTTTCTTTTCCATCGTCATTAAATTCTATACCATAATACTCAGGACGATATATAAGCATAACTACATCTGCTGCTTGTTCTATTTCTCCTGACTCTCTAAGATCTGACAATGTTGGTTTACTATTGTTTCTCATTCCTACACCTCTATTAAGTTGACTTAGTGCTATTACTGTAATATTTAACTCTTTAGCTAAATTTTTTAGCGTTCTAGCTACCTTACTAACTTCTTGCTCTCTACTACCAGCTTTATTTTTAGAGCTTACTAATTGCAAATAATCAATCATTACTAATTTAACAGCTTTATTTTTAACATATTCTTTTATTCTATATATTAAATAACCTAAAGAAGTAACGCTACCCTCGTCTATATGAAGTGGTATATTTTCTATATTACCAATAGCTTTGTGTATTTTAGCTAATTCTTCAGAGTTTAACGTTCCATTAGTTATATATTTATTACTAATTTCAGACTCCATAGATGCCAATCTTCTTAAAAGCTGTATAGCTGACATTTCGTAAGAAAATATTACAGTTGATGTATTTGTAAATTTTGCAGCATTATAAGCAAGTGCAAGTGCAAAACTTGTTTTACCCATAGATGATGCTCCACCAACTATAATTAAATCTGTTTCTTGCCAGCCACCTGTAAATCTGTCTATATCTTGAAATCCAGAAGCAATACCAAGCAATCCATCAGTGTTCATTCTTTTTTCTATGTCGTCTAAAAAGTTTTTTATTTGCGTTCCTATATCGCCTAAAACTTCAGGAGACCCAAGCTGTAATTTAGAAATTTCTGTATTTAAATTTCCAATAATTAATTCTAACTCTTCTTGATTAGTTAATTGATTATGGACATTGTGTACTATTCCTGTTAAGGTTCTTTTTTGAAACGCTTCTGTTAAAACTCCTATACATGTAATAACCTCCATAAAATCATAAGCTTTGTCAGTCATATATGATAATTCTAAGACTACATTGTCGCCTTTAATTAGCTTAGAAACAGTTAGTAGATCTACAGGCCTATTTTTATTTTTTAACTCTATAAGGGCGTGATATGTAGACCTGTGAAAATCGTGTTCAAATAAATTTTCGTGTAAAAGTTGTGAAAATTTGTCTATTAATTCTGGATCAACTATAAGTTTGCCCAGTAATGTTTTTTCTATTGTTTTATTGTCCATACGATTTTGTTTAAGCTAACAAATATAAAATTATTCTTTATATTTTCGCATAGCGTCTGCCCTTTCTTCCAAATAATTTTCTCTACGTATAGCTTCGTATTCGTAGTCTTCTATTATATTACAATCATTACCACAGTCTGCGCACCATGTAACGTTATCTTCGTCTTCGTCATAGTGTGTACCGCAACATGATGATACCATGTCATATCCATAACCATCATCTACTGGGTTGCTTAACTTCCATTTATCATAGTTCATTATTTTATTATTATTTCGTTATGTGTCAACATCCATTGGCAATTTGAAGGGCGATGCCCCATATCTTTTAACAACGCCTCCACATCAGTATCGTTTATTCTTTTTCCTATTGTATATATATAGGTTATGTCTTTAAAAAAATCTAATACTATTAATTTCATATTTTATTTTTTAGTTATTAATAAGTAGAAAAAGGGGGTGTTAACCCCCTCGCTTCTATTAGTATGCTTTTAAAAACTTAAAAGCTTTTTCATTCATTTTACCACAAGATCCTGTTAGTATAGACTCTTGTTGTCCGTTTTTTCTATTAGGAGATGATTTTTTATGTGTAGTATATTTTGTAACACCATTAAAAACACCCCATTTAGTATGTGATATTCTACTCATTTCAGCATCTATACATGTTGTTATGTCATGTATCATATTATACTTTTTAGAAGAAATATCCTCATCTTTTGCTAATCTGTCTGTGTTAAATAAATAATTAACTAAATCAATTATAAGGCTTGGTGAAGCAGATTGTTCAGCAAAATCTTTTAAATCAGCAATTTTATCATACTGATCTGTAAAGTTAATTATTTTAGGCAATTGTTTTACTTTATTTTGTATAGATTTTGTATGTCTATAGCCAGAAAAAGCATTACCTGATAACCATGCAAATTGATTTTGACAAAATATTACTTTATTCATAAAGCCAAATTTTAATGAAGAACTACCATCATGTCCATTAATTGCATAAATATACTCTTCTGTTGTTTCCCCTCCAATAACATTTATATTATCAGGACGTTTCATTTGAACTACAACTTTTCTACCCCCATGTAATGGTATGGCTTTTACAATATCTAATTCATTATCTTCTGCAATCTCTTGCATAGTTTCAATAATTGTATGATTTTGTGTAGGCTCATAACTTTCTGATACTGTAGTAAATACTTCACCTGTATCTTCTCTTACTATGCCATAATATGGAGTGTGATGTAATCCATTATTTGCTTCAGGCGTACATTCGCCTGCATATATTAATGGCTTTTTAACTACATTCCAGTTAAGTCCATTTTGTTCTAAAATTTGTTCTGTATTAAGCATAATCTAATTTTAATTTAGTTAATAATTCTTCTGGAGTACCATCAAATATAACTTTTTCTGCCCATACATCATAAGCACGAATATATATATTTCCTTTGCCTTTTGTATAAATAGTATAAGTAAATTCTTCACCATAATCTTTAGCTTCAGGATGATATACATATATACCGCCTGGTTCAGACGTTGGCGTGCCATCATCTTTACATGCGCTTGCTTTAAAATGTACAATTAATTGTGCTGCTAAACACCCCATGCCGTTTGCAGTGCGTGGTGGATCATTTAGCTTCATACCATTAACGATATTAAAGTCTTGCAAAAACTCAGCAAGTTCTGCACCATGACCACTCATGTAGCCATCATACTGACGATACATACAAAGTATGTTTTGTGTTGTTTTATGTACTTTGTTATTATTTTCTTCATCGGCAACCGCAGTTTCCCATGATTCTTCTATGTAAGTTAAACTTCTTGTTCCCATAATTATTTATTTTATTTTGTTAATTCTGATATTTCCCAGTCTTCATTACTAGTTTCCATTTGTTCTAGCTCTTTTTCAGCTATTAAATCCCATATGTCTTGATCGCCTTTGTTTATTTTTTCACTAATAATGTCCATATGATTTCTACCATCATTTGGAAATTTTAATGTAATATATGTTGTATATGTTCTGTTAATTGCTACTTGATATGTTTTCATAATAATAACTTTTAATTCTTTCTATTATACCTCTACCATTTGCTGTATGAAACCCATAACTATGTGTATACAAAGATGGTATTGGCCTGTTTTCAATTAATAAATGAAATAAATGCCACTCGTCAGAATAATCCATATCCTGTTGTGTTTGATTTATTGCTTCTGCTAATGCATGTGGATCGTGTTTTAATGCTTCTTTTCCATATGTTTTGCATATGTATTTTTCTACATCTAATGCTGTCATAGTTCTAATTTTATTTGATTTTTAATAGGTTGCCATTGATAATAGTAAAGAGTATATGTTTTATCTCTGCCAAACTTATCTGGAAACGTTTGTTTTCCAAGCAGTGGAGTATCTTGATCTATTATCATTTTCTTGTCACTATATCTAACAAGTATTTTTTCGTTAGTATACTTATAAGGCAGAGCTACAAGATCAAATCCAGAATGTTTAGGATGAAGCTTGTAGCCTGCTATAAGTTTTTTAAGTAAATATGATTTCAAAATATTACTGGTATTGTTTTTAAATCTTTAAAAGTAGTTGATATTGCGCCTCCGTCATTACCTTCATCGTCTGACATAGGAATTAACCAGTGCTTACCGTCTAATTGTATTGCTATTGGTTTTTTATACCACATATTGTCTTCTACTTCTTCATCATCAACATATTCAACTTTTGTTATAGTTTTACCGACTAGATTTTTAGATACTAAATCTGTCCAGTATTTTTCTATGTCTGCTTTACTTCTTTGCCAATTATATTTTTCTTTTTTCATTTTATTTTACTTTTATAAATTGTTGTATTTTTTTTGCTATCAACGTGTTGCACGTGTTTTAACGTCCATAATGCTGTTTCTTTTTTAACAGTAGCATAGCATTCTTGTATTAATTCTTGTCTTTGCTCTTCAATAGGTCTTGTAGGGTCTACTGTAATGCTTTGACCATAATTAATTTTAATAGCTTCAAAGTTACCGATGTTAATAGTTTTGCTAACATTAAATGAAATTGTATTAGTTTCCATAATTATTTATTTATAAGACTTTTACTACGATTATATATTTCTTCTGTTTTTTTTCTTAAATATTTTACATCAAGAAAATAATTGTATTTACCTAAGAATTTGTCATCAAATTTACTTAGAGTATCTTTTAATTTATTTATAGTTTTAGGAACTTCTTTTTTAAGTTTAGATTGTTTTAAACTATCGCTAACATATTCTTTCCATTCACTATATGATTTTGTAAGGTTTTTTCCTATTTTTTTTGCTTTCATTGTTTTAGTTTTTAATTAATAAAAAGAAAGGAGGAGTTGTAATCAACACACAAAGTATAACCGCTGAGTTATTAAAATTAAATTACTAACCTCCTTTCTTATGTTTAGAGTCAGGAACGTTTTACGCCAACTTGCTATGTTTAAAGTTTATCTGCAATTAGAACACTTTAATTATGAATTTTATTAATTCTACAAATAGTTGCCCGACCTGACTCTATGATAAGGGTCCAGGGTATATTACATTAATAACCTTATCATTATATTTGCGAAGCTAACTGTTTAATCTGTTGTGGATTAAGTTTGTTGGCTATCGTATTTCTTTTAAATCTATTTTTATGTTTAGTAAAAGCATTAACTATTCTATAATATCTTTTAATAAATCTACGTCTAGCTGATTTGTAATCGTTATTACTCCAGCTAACTCTACGCATAAGCTCATTATATGTAGGGAGTACTCTTACGTCTCCATTAAGATATGTAATTGTAAGCTTTGCTTTATTCACATGTTTAATAATCCAATCAGCATTGTTTTTTCTAAATGACTGATGGGCTATATCATACTGTGATATTTTTTTGTTTTTCAATAATTTTTTTAAATCTTTCATATATTGTGATGAGATTTCATAGATTTCTTTTTTCATAGTAAAAGTATTTGATTAGTTATAAATAAGTAGAAAAAAAGAGCCACTAGGGCTCTTTATTTTTATGGCTCGTCAGGTGACGGAGTCATTGCCGTAAAGATAGAGAATAATACTCCTGCAATAACAGCAGTGGCTAGACCACTAAATGTACCAATAAATAATAATGGTAGTAATAATGTAAATAATATATCCCAGAATGTCTGAGTTTTTACTAGTCTCCGTCTGCCCAAGGCTTTATATACTATGATATAATAACCTATGGCAGCGAAGAATGCTATTCCTAGAATGCTCATTAGAATGGCAGATCAGCCTTTTTAGTTGCTTTCTTTCTAGTTTTCTTTGTAGGAGTTTCTATTATTTCTCTCTCCTCAACGCTAGGCTTAAGCACTTCTGCTAATGCATCTAAAGCTCTGTCTGCATTTTTAGGAGTGTAATCATTAAGAATAGGCGTATGAGATAGTTTATTGTCTCCTACATTTTTGTTAGGGATTAATTTTAGGTTAACCCATTGATTACCATTAGAATCTGTATTCATATTATCTTTAACGAATGAGCAAAAATCTGCTACATTGATAGATACATTAAGAATTTTAGTTCCTGAATCAAATGTATGCTCTCTAACGAACATACCTTTTGCTAATGTGTTTTTGTTTTCTGACATGATTTAATTGTTTTGATTAATATTAGATTAGTTATTTTTAAGTTAAAAAAAGAATAGTATACCTCTCTCTATTGAGTACTCCGCGTTATTTCATAGGCAATTTCATGCGAGTTAATCAGCCCTATGGTTTAAAGCCTCATTATCAATATGCTTTACGGGCAATATCTAGAGTTTGGATCTTTCACCACTACTGAAAAGAGGATAGCTTGCAATACTACGTTCGCTATTCTATTATTAAGTTGAAAAAAGGGGCTGTGCTAAGCCCCGTTATGTATAGAATGCTAAATAGAGAATTAACGACAATATAGATTAGCACTGAGGAACATTCTATAAAAGTTTGCAAAGATAATAAAAAGAGTGACTAAACTGCCACTCTTATGTTATTTATATCAAAGCAAGTAGACCAGTCAATAAATGGCTGATCATCTAGCCACATATCTATTACTGCTTGCTCTTTAGCACGTTGTTCTATTACGTGTAAAGGTGTAATGTTACGAGTGATGAACACAGGCTCATCTGTAATTGTATGTAATGTTGTACAGCTTGTGCATTCAGCTGCTGTACTTGAAAGCTGAAAGCCTTCTGTATTGCCACAAGAGCAATTGATTCCTATAGTTTTCATAATAGTTTTGATTTAAGTTAATAAAAAAAAGAACAGAGGGTAAACCTATGATGTATATACCTTTCCACGAGGAGAGCGCGCACACTCTTGTACTCTATTCTTGTTATCTATTATTAAGTTGAAAAAATTAGTCAGCTAAATATTATAAGCAATTATAGTTGAATAAAAAAACTGCTAAACGCTTGACAATGTCAAATAAAATGTATAACTTCGCCAACTCATTAGTTAGTTATTATTATTAATCATCTAAATATATTAGAACATATATTATACATTAGTAATAAATGATAAATAAACAATAACTGATTGATTATCAATAACTTAGAGTAATTATACTGTTATTATAGCTATTATAAGGGTGATTATTAAGGGTTATAGATTATATCACACTGACACTTCAATACGCATATTTTATACTAAATTGAAAAAAAGAGAGACTATTTGTCTCCCTTTATTATTTTATCTGCCTTATCAATTAGTTTATCTGCATAGGTTTTGTAAATGTAATAAGCTACACCAAATGCTAACAAAGCACCCAAGCATTTAGCAAACATTCCAATGAATAGTAAGAATAACCATAGTATATAGTCCATAATAAGTAATTTAAATTAATAATTATATTGTCTATAATTAAGTTGTAAAAGAATTGAGAATCTAAAAAATAGGGTAGGGTATCCAAAGTTTTGAAATGCAACGGGGGGTTTAAGCATATAGTATCCCTCCCTCAGAAAAATAAAAAATTTTTTTTATATCTTTGTAAAAAATAATATACTATGGCATTCTTCCCGAACTTTACAACAGATTTACCTCCAGCAGAAGCTCCTATGTCAAATGCACCTTTAGGTTTGGCAGCAATAGATAGATCTTTTAATATTGCAAACCGAGTTAATCGTGATATACCAGTAGATGATGCGCCTAATTTAAGAGGAATGTCTAGACAGGGCAACTTAGCTTCTTTGTTTGGCAATTTAAATAGAATATCAGCAACCTCTATTGAGCAAGCGAGAGGTATGAAAGGCCCAGGTGGAGGTGGTGGATCTGCACAAGTGGAAGGTAATATGGATGCAAATCCGCTTATTGCACTAAATCCGTATATGGGAGAAAATGTTACTAGTTTTAATAAGGGAGGTATGTATGATGTTCCTGAATATGGACTTGGTGGATTTCTTAGATCCGTTTTTAAACCTGTTACTAGTGCCGTTAAAGCTGTTACACAACCCCTTAATACTGTATTAAATCCAGTGTTTGATGTAGCTGGTAATGTGGTTGACCCATTAGCTCAGGCAAGTACAAATGTTGTTAGAACTGTTGGCGACAAAGCTCTCACTCCAGCGGTAAAAACAATAGCTAGCGGCTCAAGAGGTTTAGTTGAGGGCACTGGAAAGGTGGCAACTACTGCAATGAAAGAGGCAAATAAAGTTATAAAACCTGTATTAGAGCCTGGAATGGATTTAGCAATGGATGTAGCAACACCTATTTTAAGAGGGGTTAGAAATGTAACTGAGCCTATTATGGGTGCAGGTTTAAATTTAGCTGGAGGACTTATAGAGGGAGCGTTAGACGCAACTAAATCTTTAGGGTTTGGAGCAATAGATTTGTTAAATGAGTATGTTAGACCTGTATTATTCCCTTCTAGAGATTCTTACAATTTCAATATGCCACAAGATAATTTGCAGACAGTAAAAAGAGATCCTATACAGAAAGCAGCTGAACCTGTAATGTCTGGATTAAATGTAAGGAAAGCGGATGTACTTTCTAATATTAAAAAATCTTCAGATCCAGCAGGATTGCTAGAAGGAGACTGGGTGGGGGAAAAAGAAAATCCATTTGTAACTCCTAATGTAGAGGAGGAATTAGATTATGCTAAACACGGAATGAAAATGCCAGATTATAATCATGGTGGTTATTACACTCAACAAGCAAACCAAGCTATAGCAATGAACCAGTTAAGCGGCTTAGTTTCTAACGCAATGAATAAAGGAGCAATGTCAATGGCAAAAGGGGGTGCGTTTAAACCACATATGATGTATGACCCAAAAACAGGAAAAGCATATAAGGCTAACAAATTACAAGACCATCTTGATATGAAAGAAAAAGGATACGATCATAGAAAGCGTAACCCAAAAAACTATCTTAATGGCGGCAGGTTCTAATGAACGAAATAGGACTCAGCGAATTACTACAGCTCATTATAAGAGATAAGGGTGGTACTGCCGACCAGTATAATCAACTTATGGATTATATTGCCTTTCACGAAACTGGGCCAGCCCAAAGAATGAGTGCTTCCGCTCAACAAAAAGGAGGAGGACCAGGCAGAGGTCTTTTTCAATTTGAGGTTGGAGAAAATAAAGGCGGCAACCTTGCTGTAAATAGAACAGTAAATTATCTAGAAAGAAATAATCAATTTGTTCCTCAATGGCTTAGAGAGCTATGGGAGGGTAAAAAAAGTGTTGATGTAAGTAGTTTAAATGCTGATCAACAAAAAATGTTATTTTTAGGCTACCATAGAGAACACCCAACATCTGACTTTAGTAAACTCTGGTCTGGACAACAGTCTACCGCAGACTTTTGGCTAAAGAATCATTGGGCAGGAACTGATAATCCACAAGAAAAACTTAATCTTTTTAACAAAAGCATGTTAGCTAAAGATTCTACTGACGCTATTAAAGCAAAAAAAGAAGAGTTAATGTATAAGCAGAATATGGCTCCTTACTTAGCCGATACAAATAATATTAATAAAATTCCTAACGTTAATAACGTAATAAATAGTATATTTGGAACTAAACAATCGTCATTAATAAAATGAAAAAATTAGATAAAGATTTAGGAAAAATATATAATAAAAACGGATTTTATTATCTTGAAAAAATATTTGACGGGTTAGGAGAACTGATGCAAGAACAGGAGGAAATAAAACGCAGAGCAAAAAGACACGGATTTAGAATTGTAAAAAGCAATTGGATGATGGAAAAAAATCCTTATTATCATATACAAACAATAATAAATGATAATAGTACAGAGGGTGTAGATTTTTTAAGATACGTGTTTAAGATGAAGCTTAAATATATGAAATAATGTATTTGTTAAATCTCAACAGAAAGGGAGACATATTTAAAGACGATGATGGTGTAACTGGAGTTCCTGAATTTCTTACACTCATTAAGAAAGAAAAATTCGGGCCTACGGCCCTCAAATGGGTTGCCCTAGTCTACGACTATGAAAGCCCATATAGGCATTATAGTGAAAGTGAGAGAGTTAAGGCTGTCTCTAAGGATTTATATGACACGTATAATTGGAGTGGTGTAAAAGATGCAACGCTAAAAGCTGCTTGCTCTAAATATACTGAACTACAATTTGATCCATTAGACGAGCAGTTGATAGCTTTTAATAAAAAGATTAATCAATTTACCTCTCTTATTGACAGTATGCATCTTGATGAAGAGAATGCTGAGCTGTTACAAAAGCTAATGATTGGGGTGGAAAAGATACTTAAAACAAGACAAGCTCTTTTAGATGCAATAGACAGGAGAGGAGAAAGACAAAAGATAGCTGGGGATAAAGGATTATCTTTCTTGGAAAGAAGAAAGGAAATTAAAGAAATGTAATAACTAATAAATAATAAAAAAATGGCAAAAAAAGGTTTATATGCAAACATTCACGCAAAAAGAAAGCGTGGTGAAAAAATGAGAAAAGCGGGAGACCCTGGAGCTCCAAGCGCACAAGATTTTAAAGATGCTGCTAAAACAGCAAAAGCATACGGAGGTATGAAAATGAAAAACTATGCAGGTGGTGGCAAGATGCTTAAGTATAGTAAGGGAGGTGAGTTTGGCATGTTAAGTGTAAAAGCTGGATATGACAACAATCCAAAAGCAACTGCTGCTGATAGAATAATCGGTGCTAAAAAGAATAAGGCTAAGTATGGCATGAAAATGAAAAATAAAGCTATGCATGGTATGAAAATGAAATACGGTCATGGCGGTAGAATGCAACACGATTAGTCATGGCTAGTACTCCAGTTTGGCAGAGAAAAGAAGGTAAAAGTCCTTCTGGCGGTTTAAATGCTAAAGGCCGTAAGAGTGCTGGCGTTAAAGCTCCTGTTACGGAAAAAAATCCAAAAGGTAAAAGAAAATCTAGAAAGGCTTCTTTTTGTGCAAGAATGAGCGGTATGAAAAAGAAACTAACAGGATCTAAAAAAAGAAATGATCCTAACTCTAGAATTAATAAATCTTTACGTAAATGGAACTGTAATGATGGCTGTAAAATGCCAACATCAACAGGCGGCTTTAGAGTGCAGCATAGCTAATGGCTAAAAAAAATAAATACGATTTACAATATTTGTACAACTCTTATAAAAAACATTATAAGAAGGCTGATATGAATAAGGCTAACGAATATAATGATTTAGCTCAAAAACTACATGGCGTAGATTTGAGAGATAGGTATCATACAAAGTTAGCAAAAAAAGAAGAAAATGCTGGTATGTTTGGTATAGGAAAAACAAAAAAATTAAAGTATGGGTAAGATTAAATTTAACCCACAAAAATATAGGCCTATTCCAAATAATGGGCATCCAGACTTAAATCCTGATTCTGTTGCTTATCAAGAGTACTGGGCAAAAGAAACTGATCGTTGTATGAATGGCTACAAGCCAAAAGGCATGAAAAAAATATCTGGTAAGTATTATTTTTATCTTAACTATTATATGATACTTGGTAATGATGGCACATCAGGTAATCGTAAAACTTTAATACATCCTTGGTACAGAACAATGGACCATGAGTATTTTGACACAATAGAGTTGTGCAAAGAAGAGGGCAAGGGTATGATTGTTATTAAAGCCAGAGATAAAGGCTTTTCTTATATGAACTCTGGAGCTGTTGCCCATGAATATACATTTTACCCCTTTAATGATGTAGGCGTAGCGGCAGGGTTACAAGCTACAGCCGATGCATTTTTTGACAAAACCAGAAAAGGCCTTAATGGTATACACCCTAACTTTAAACACTCTGTACTTAAAGACACTGATGGTATAATGAGATCTGGATACAAGCAAAAGAATAAAGATGGCAAATGGGAAACAGGAGGTTATCAGTCTACTATTATTTGTAGAACAATGGACAATCCAGAGGTGTTTAAAGGTGAGCGTGTGTCTTTAATGGTATTTGAAGAGGCGGGTGAATTTAAAAAACTTAAAAATGCCTATATGTCATCTAAGGCGTGCTTTATGGATGGAGATATTCAGTTTGGTATACCTATCGTTGGGGGAACAGGGGGAGATATATCTAAAGCTTCTAAAGACTTTATGGATATGTATTACAGCTATGACGCTTATAATTTAATTCCTGTCTTTATACCAGCATCTAAAGCGTATTATGGATTTTTTGATATACAAACTGGTAAAGAAGACGAGGAGGGTGCAAGGAAAAAATTAATAGCGGATAGAGATGACATTCAAAGGTCTGGAGATAATGAAGCGTATAATTTACATATACAAAACTACCCGCTTACAATAGAAGAGGCGTTTTTAAATACGCATTCAGCAAGATTTGACATATCTTTATTAAACGCACAAAGATCAAGAATATTGTCTAGTAAGGACCATAGGAGTCAAATACAAAGAGGTTATTTAGATTGGGAACTAGGAGAGGCTGATCCAACAGTGAAGTGGAGACCTCATCCTAATGGACCATATAAAATACTTAAACATCCAGAGCCAGAATACAAGAATTTAGATATAGGAGGGATTGATTCTTATGACCAAGATCAAGCTGGAGCATCAGATTCTTTGGGTAGTGCAATAATTTATCGTAGATTTGCAAATACTAATATGTCAAGCGATTACGTAGTTGCTGAATACACAGATAGGCCAAAAAAGAAAGAGGATTTTTGGGATGGTTGTTTAAAATTAGCTGTATATTATAATGCTAGAATGTTAGTGGAATATACCAAGATTGGTATTTTAGATTACTTTAAACGTATGAATGCCTTAAAGTATTTAAAAGAAAAACCAGAATCTGCGCACAATCCTGGCACAAAAACTAGGAATAGATATGGTGTGCATATGAATAAACAGGTAAAAGCTCTAATGGAAGATTTAATAGATGATTACCTAAGAGAAAGTGTTGAAGATATATGGTTCATAGATTTAATAGATGAGCTTGCTAATTATGGATTGCAAAATACTGACCGAGCTATAGCCTTTGGTCTTTGCTTAATTCATAATATAGATAATTATAGAATGCAAGCAAGCGAAAGGGAGGCGGAAGCAAAAGATATAGGATTTAAATATTATAGAATGGGGTACAACGGAGTGCCAATGCAAATAAACTAAAATTATGGAAAATAGATACAAATCAATGCCATCAATGGTGGTTGCCGAAAAAGACAAAACACAAGACTGGTGCAGACAAGTCTTAGACGCAATAACAAACTACATGGGCGCGGAAGGAGGCTCTTATCATAGCTCAAGAGTAAAAGATATAAGAAACTACCAAATATATAATGGGGTTTTAAGTCAAGGTGATTATTCTTATATAACAGAGCAGTATGGACTAACTTATCCCGCAAGACTTGTAAACTATCCTATCATATCTCCAAAAATTGATTTATTATTAGGTGAGGAGTTAAGAAGGCCTTTAGATATGAAAGTTACTACGGTTAATAAAGCTGCTGTAATAAGAAAACACGATCATAAGGTTGGATTAATGATGAGAGATTTATTGGGAGATTTTCATAAAGAAATTCAAGAGCAAATGAATATAGATGTTTTGCAGGAAGGTCAAGGAATGCCAGTTCCAGAAGATATTGAAACGTATATGAAGTATAACTATCGTGAAATGATAGAGGAAACAGCTCAAGATGGTTTAGAGTATGTTACAAACAGATATAATCTAAAAGATGTATTCAAAGAAGGATTTAGAGACTTGTTAGTAACTGGAAAAGAGTTTTATAAAATAAGCATACAAAATGGCGACCCCTACGCAAGAAGAGTGGACCCTAGAAATATAATATTTGACGATTCTTTTCATTCAGATTATTTGGATGACGCCACTTGGGTGGGAGAAGAAAGATGGCTGTCAATTAATGAAATAAATGACGAATACAAAGATAGTTTGTCTACAGATGATTTATTAGAGCTAGACAAAATGAGAAATCTTTATTTAGGTGGAGATTTAGCAAACTATAATAGTAGTTTTGAGTGGGTGGATGTAGCGCATGGAAAAGAAGCCAGAATACGTGTTGTTAGTGCGGAGTGGAAATCATTAAGAGCTATAAAGTTTAAATTGTCTGACAATAAATACGATCCTTCTAGGCCGTTTAGAAAAATGGTAAAAGATACATATAGAAAAAGAAAAGGAGAAAAAATACAAACTAAATGGGTGGATGATGTTTGGGAAGCTACTATGATAGGTGGTAAAATTTTAGTAAATGCAAATAGACGTGATAATCAGGTTAGAAGTGTAGATGATCCAGGTAAAACTCCACTATCTTATGTTGGATGTATAAAAAATAATACAACTGGTAATAGTATGTCTATGGTAGATATGCTTGATAATATACAAATGCTATACAATATAGTTGTTTATCAAATAGAACTTGCTATGGCTCGTTCTGGTGGTAAGGCGGTAGTATATGATGTTTCGCAATTACCAACTAATGTGGGAATGGATATACAACAAGTATTGTATCATTTAAAAACAGATGGTATAATACCTATTAATTCAAAAGATGAAGGAAATCAGATGCAAACCTTTAATCAGTTTCAGCAAGTAGACTTTACGCTTTCACAATCAGTTCAGCAGTTAATTAATTTAAAGGTTATGTTAGAGGAAATGGCTGGTCAGATTTCAGGCGTTACAAGACAAAGAGAAGGAGCTGTAGGACAATATGAATATGTAGGAAATGTACAAAGAAGTGTTGTTCAGTCTGCAACTATTACAGAAAGCTGGTTTTATTCTCATGGAGAGTGTAAGCAAAGAGTATTAGAAAGATTATGCAACCTAATGAAAGTGTCTTGGGCTGGAGGTAAAAAAGCTGGAATGATTTTAGGAGATGGTGCTTACAAATTTTTAAATGTTATGCCAGATATTGCCTTGCAAGATTACGGTATCTATGTAGGTGATAGTGGTAAGGACGATTCTATGAAGCAAGTAGTTCAACAATTAGCGCAATCTGCATTGCAAGCTGGAACAATAGATATGTTAGGTGTAATTAAAGTATTAAGGTCAGACACTATGACTGAAGCAGAGAAAGTGTTAGAACAAGCAATGACAGAAATGCAAAAACAACAACAGCAAACTATGCAAGAGCAAATGCAAGCACAGCAAGCTGCTGCTGAAATAGAGCAGGCTAAGTTTGAGGCTGAAGCACAACTGAAACAAATGGATAATGAGGCTAAACTTAAAGTTGCTCAAATAGGTGCAGAATCTAGATTAGAAGTGGCAAAAATACAGGCTGATGTAGATAGAGATATTCATGACACAAAAGAAAGAAATGAAATGGATAGAAAGGCAGCCGATTATTATATTGAAAGAAAAAATAAAGAAGATGAGGATAAAAAAGAACAAAATGATAGGGCTAGAGAGTCTGGATCAACCACAAGTTCAGACAGCCTCAAAAAAGCAGCCGAGAAAATATAATAATTATTTTGTATATTTGCAAGTTGGGAGTATTAATTAAATTAAAATAAAATGGCAGAAGAATCAAAATTAGTAGAGGAAGTTGTAGAAACAACTGAATCTACACAAAAGAAAGACGAGTTTAATCCATTAGCTTTTGCTGGTGATGAAAACTACAAAGAAGAAAAACAAGAAGAGGAAGTAGAAAAAACAGAAGGTGAAGCTGAGCAAGCAAAAGAGAAGGTAGAAGCTAAAGAGGAAAAGTCAGATAGTGACGAAAAAGAGGAGGGTTGGTCTTGGGATAGTAACGAAGAAGAGGGTGAAAAAGAAGAGGAGTATGATTGGGAAGGTTCAGGATCAGAAAAAACTGAAGAAGCTCCAACAGCTCAAGAATCATTAGACTGGGCTAAAGTTGGCGCAGAGTTAGGTGTAGAGATAACATCAAAAGACGAGTTTGTAAAAGCTATAAACGCACTACAACAACAAGCCCAACAACAACAAGCTCCAGTAAGCAGTCAGGTTGCTGAATTAAAATCATACTTAAATTTTTCAGACAGAGATTTAGTAGCTGAAGAATTAAAGGCAGATGGAATAGAAGATGCAGAAATAGAGGAGTCTTTAGATAAATTAGAGGACTCTGGTATGATGAAAATGAAGGCTAAAAGCATTAGAAGAGTTATTAATAATGCTATTGACCAACAAACTGCACAAGCAAACCAGCAAGCCGAACAAGAAAAAGAACAAAGAAAAAAACAAGCAGAGAACGCAAAGAAAGAGCTAAAAAATCAAATAAAAAACATGAATGAGTTCATGGGCGGAAAAGTAACAAAAAAACAGAAAGAAGAAGCTTATAGATATGCTACAGGCGATATGCACAAAGAAATATATGCTAATCACGCCAATGTTGCTGATGTTGCTATGTTTATGTTGTATCGTAAGCAGATTGAAAAGATTCTTCGTTCTCAAGGTTTAGAAGACGGCAAAGCCGCTATTATGGATAGTATAGTCTCGCCAAACCTTAACTCAGGAAAAGGCAAATCTAACTTTAAAGTAAAGTCAGGCGGGTTTGATCCTAAAGCGTTCATGAGCGAGTAAGCTTAAAAAGTAAGACAAAGTCTGCTCATAGTTGAAAGTTAATTGAACAAAAGTAAAATAGTGTTTAATTAATAAATTTAAAAAAAATGGCAAAATTATATACTGGAACTTATGGTTCTGGAACAACTGCCGAGAATGCTTTGAATACAGCTCTAATGCAATACCCAGAGATTGCTAGAACTCTTATTCAACAGTATCCTCGTTATGCTGCGACTTATCTTTTAGAAAGAACTGGTCGTTTTGCATCGGAGAAAGTCCTAGGGGACAACTCTTTTGAATGGAAAGTGATGGGAAGGTACAATGCTCCATCATATTCTACAGGTTTCTTTAAAGGTGTATCTGCTGATACGTCTTTTACTTCTTCACCAACATCTTCAACAGGAATTATTCTTGATGGTGCTGATGCAAACGGTGATGTATTTGAAATCATTATAGATGGAACTGCAACTGGTAGAACAGGAAACTTCTTAAATAAGTTTGATATGGTAAGATTTCAATCTGGAGCTACTGCAATTGTAAAAGAAGATCCAATTGCTAATACTTCAGGTTCTGCTGCAACTACAGACTATATTGTAAAATTTGAAATGGTAGACGCTTCTGCACAAGCTTTATTAGAAACTGACGTTGCTGATGAGGCTATTATTGCTTCTATTGGTTCTGCATTCCCTAACGGGTCTGATGGTGCTGATGTAGGTGAAAACTACGTATACCCATCTACGCATTCAAATTGGTTAACTACAATGCGTAAGAAATGTTCTGTAACTGGTAAAGACCTTACTGATGTAACTTGGATTGAAAATAACGGTTCAAGACTTTGGTACTTTACTAAAGAGCAAATGATGATGGATGAGTTTATGTATCAACAAGAGCTTCAAAGATGGTATGGTAGAAAGTCTGTTACAGACACTTCTATCCAAAGACCAGGAGCTTATAGCACGTCTGCTATAGGTACTTCAGGTACTATGGCTTCTTCAGTTGTTACTGGAGATGGTTTATTAGCTCAAATTGATTCTTCTAACCAAGCATCTTATTCAATGGGATCTTTAACAGAAGATATTATTACTGAGTTTATCGCTAAGATTTCATTAAACGCAACTGCTGCTGAAGGTAATGAGTGGGTTGTATTTACTGGAACTGAAGGTAGATTAGCATTCCACAGAGCTATGAAAGACCTTATTGTTGCTCCTGCTGGTGCAATGACTGGTGGATCTATGAATGGTGTAAATGGAGATGTTAGCTTAGGAGCTAACTTCGTTTCTTACAGCGCGCTAGGTAACAAAATTACTGTTGCTCACTGCCCTGTATTTGATGACCCTAATTTACATTCTTCTGCTGGTGGAACTAATGCATTTGGTGACAACAGATTAAAAGAATCTGCTAAGATGGTATTTATGGACTTCGGAAAAACTTCTGGTGTTTCTAACGTTGAGTTAGTTACTAAAGGAGCTGAAGGAGTTAACAGAAGTATGATCAAGAAGTACGTAGCTGGAATGGTGAATCCTTATGACCAAAAAGCAATGTTGGCTGCTAACGCTGATGACAAATTTGAATGCCACGTGCTTTCAGAAACTGGAATCATTGTTAGAAACCCATTGTCTTGTGGTATCTTAAGTGCATCGTAATTATTAACCTTTAAAATTTAGAAAATATGAAAAATTGTTTAGTTTTAATAAAAGACGCTGACGAGAAAATTATGATACCTGGTAATGCAATAAGATTTATTTCTGCAACTAGTGATACTAACATAGAAATATCATTTGCTGGTGACGATAACGGAATCGGAACTGCAGATATTACTTGTGACACTGGTAAAGGTGATGAGGTCTTAAAAGAGCTTGGTAGAGTTTTAACTGAAACAAGAGGTGTTTTTATTGTAGCCGATGATATCAACAGTATTTTTATGCCTAATGTTAGTGCATGTGCTGCTGTTGCAATTAGCGCATAATAATTAATTAATTGGTATTTGTGAATAGATAGCCTATGCGCATGAATACCTTAGTAAATAACTAGATAAAGGGGGGGTAAAAAATAAAAACCCCCCAATATCACAAAAATTTTTAAAATGGCTTTAAAATTTAGTTTTAACAAATTAAGAACAGCGGTAGCTGGATTCTTAACAGGTACAGATCTTTCTGGAACTAGCTTAGCTGCTGGTGAAGAAGCGGTCCACGTACCAAAATTACGTACTGCGAAAATCGTAGAACCATTAGCTGCAACTACAGAGTTAACAGCAGAAGATAGTGGTAAAGTTTTTATCGTATCACAAGCTGGTGCTTATGATATTACAATACCTGCTGTAACAGAATCTGGCTGGCATGCTAAATTCATTGTAGGAACAGTAGGTGCTAACGATGTAGATATTATCGGAGGTACTGCTGACAAAATGGTTGGTATAGAAATGGGTGACACTAACACTGCAATTGCTGCAGATTCTGACAAAATAACTTTTGTTGCTTCAAACGCAACATTAGGTGATTGGGCAGAAGTTATCTGTGATGGATCAAACTATTACTGTGTACAAGGTGCTGTAGCCGATGGTGGAGCAGACCATAGTGGATAGTAGTTTGTAATGTAAATTTGAGTTTCGGGGGAGCTTCGGTTCCCCCAAAATTCTTATATTTGTAAAATGAAAACAAGACTAGTAGTAAGAAACGGGAAAGTAGTAGAGTTAAAAGAAGACGAATTGGTAAAAGAACCAAGTCCGCAAGTATTTTCAATAGGAGGTAGATCTGGATTTAAATGGAAAACAGAATCTTCTAACAAAACTTGGATAGAAAACGGAAATATAGTAAAAGAAAGAAAAGGAGGAAAAGTGCACAATAAATAACAGGGAGTATTAACTAAAAAGAAAGAAAATGAAAAAACACATTGTATTAATCAAATCAAAAAGACCTGATAAATTTAATTACTGTAAATTTGGTAATTATAAAGATAGGCAGGGAAGAAATGTAAATTTAGTAGATATTAATGATCAAATGACAGATGGCTATGAAATGTTTCAGGCTGTTGTGTCTTTAGATATTAATCAAAAACAAGACAAGAGAGTTTACGAATTTTTAAAAGATCATCCATTATTGAGTGGTAAATTTACCATTGAAGATTTAAGAGCAAACGATGAAAAAAATGCTGAAAGTGCTTTAAAAAGCGCAGAAGCAATTACAAAGGCTACCGACCTATCTATGAATGCCATGAAAGATTTAGCAATATTAATAGGTATGGATTCAGACATAGAAGATACTATGTTAAAAGCCAAAATTATTCAATATGCTAATACAACTCCAGATAATTTTTTATCATTAATAAATGATATAGATCAAGAGTACAGAATATTTTTAAAGAAAGCAGTGGCAAAAAATGTATTAACAAATGTTAATGGTGTTTGGAAACACGGGTCTTTAAATATTGGACTGGCTGACGAACAAGCAATTGTATGGTTAAAAGAAAACGCAGATATATACGCTCTGCTTAGAAGACAGTTAAGAACTGGTAAACCAGCTGTAGAAGAGGTTCCTGTAGCTGAAAGAGTGGCTGTTGAAGAAACACCTCAACCACAAACTATGTCTACTAGTACTATTAACCAACTAGAAAACGAAACTACTAAACCTAAAGGATGGTTTGGTAATAAGAAAAAGTAAATAATATATGACGCTAGACCAGGCTAAAGAATTAATAGATTTGCTTTTAGATAAAGCAGATCAGCCGTATTTTACATCAGAAGAAAAAGATAAATTTTTAAATCTTGCGATTTCAGATTTTGTAAACATGCATTATGAAAAAATGCTAGTTGATGAAGATTCTAGGTCTGCGTTATCTGGCTTAATAAACGATGCTACTTTTGGATTAACTAAGGCAGAGATTATAGGGGGAGCCCTTATATATAATGCTCCAGGAGCTATTGACTATCCAGCCTTATCAGAAAAGTTTGACATAAATACGTTTACGTCTACAAAGGGATATTGGGAATCTGGAAATCAATACGTTTTACCAAAACAGCACTTATATGTATTACATGTATCTGTAAGCTTTTATAATTATGATGAAGTTTTAGACTCTACAGGAAATCCAAACGCGGGAGTTGGTGTAGGAGATGTTGATTTTGGACCTTTTATATCTGTAAAAAATAAATCAATAAGAGATTATAAAGAAGTACAAAATACAGATGATCCCTTTAATAAACCTTCTAATACTAATCCATGTTGGGCGTATTTAGAAAATAATTTGCTGATTTTGCCCGCTATACCTATAAGATCAGTTCATATACAAACACTGCAACTACCTACTTTAAATGAAGCTTTTACTGGCTCGTCTACACCTGGACAACCTAGATCTTTTAAAGAGCATCATCAAAGAGAAATAGTTCAGCTAGCGGTAGAAAAAATGACAAGAGTGGATATAGGGTTAATGACCCCATCGTCATAATAAATGATATTTAAAGAGAGTTCTTTTGCTCCCTGCTGCAAGAATAGGTTAAGACTAGAAATAGTTAAGGCCTATTTTTGTTTTATAAAGAAAAATTAATTAATTTTGTAACAACCTAATTTATGCCTAATGATTACATTAAACGAAATAGCATATAATATTAAGAATTTAGCTTATGGGGGTCAGAATAGTGCAGAAAATAATATCAGTACTGCACAAATAAAACATTGGATTCATTATCATAGAGCAAAATTAATAGCTGATAATATCAATAAAGGCATTTTAAATGCTAAAAATATTTATCAAGAATTTATATTAGGCGATTTTTATCCTATAGCTTATACTAGTAGTGATAACTATTTTGCTATTAATGCTTTTGGTATAAGTTCTGCAAAAAAACAAATGAGGGGGAGCTGGAGAAATCAGGGCTTTTTAAAAATTGAAACCCCTTCTATTTTAACCCTGCCTAATGATGGGGGTATTAAAAACCTTTCAGTAAATAGAAGGGTTCGTGATATGGTTAACATGTCTTATTCTGATACAGGAAATGAAATTGCTATTTATAGAAAATCATTATCAGAACGGCAATTTGGAGATTTTAATAAATTTACAAGTAATGACAAGCCTTATTATATAATGTCTTCTTATCCAAAAAGCGAAATTAAAGTACATGGATTAATGGACGGTCCAATTAACAGAGGTGATTTACAAACTCCAGTGGCGATGGATATTAGATATAGTTATAAGCCTAGATTTCGCGCTATATTACAAAACCCTACAGAGACAAGCATAATTTCCGCTATACAAGAGTTTCAAGATGATAAATCTCCTTACCCTATACCGTTAGAGTTTGTAAGTGACTTGGTGCAAAGAATTATTCAGGTTGAAGTGCAAACAGAGTTAAAAACTAACAAGGATGTAGTGGTAGACGGGCTAGATGATAATTTAAGATTAAAAGCAAGTGGGGCACAAGTACAAAGATAAGTATACACCAATAAGAAAAATATATAAGCATGTAAAAACAATGCTATATAAAAATATTGACTATAAATTATATTATAGTATAATAAAAAGGTTTTTTGAAATACTTATAAGAGATGTAACAGAAAGAGATCATCAAGTATATTTGCCAAACCAAATGGGGTATGTATATTTAGATGAAAAACCTCATAAAAGAGCGTTTCATATAAGGGTTGATAATGAAGCTACAAAAGAAAAGGGAGAAACAGTTTTTTATAAGGTTCCTATTTTAGATGATTATTATAAAAAATTGGTTTGGGTAAGACCAACAAAATATAGAAATTGTAAAATAATGCCTTTAGGGTATTCAAAAAAATTAATAAATAAAGATTAAAAAAAATGGCAGATACTGATTTAAATGCGGCAACGCTGACAGTGACAATTACAGAGGCTTTAGCTGTAGGGCACGATACTGGATCAACAGATAATTTAGATTTTGCTCAAACATATACACATACTTTTGGTAGTATTATTAATTCCTCTAAAAGAATTATAAAGCTTGCAAATACCAATTTAACTAAAGTTGCTACTTTTGGAACAACAACTGCTGATGGAGCTTTTGTTAGGGCTGACGTTAGGTATATAAGAGTAACTAATTTAGACGGTACAGATGCTTTACAAGTTGGTTTAGATGATGAAGCTTCTGATGCGGCTTACACATCTGTAGCTGCAAATAGTAGTATTATGTATACAGGAACTACGTGCGAAGGAGGTAATGGCGGGTCTACATTAGATAACGCTACAGCTTTAAAAGTAAAAGGGGTTGCCAATCATCAATTAGAAGTATTTATTGCTTCTGTATAAATTATAAATTATGCATGTAAACATAGATAGAGTATTTACAACTGTATCCAGAAATTTAGGACTAGAAGATTTTACTAGGCATACCAATAGTTGGATTGAGTGGACTTATGAGGCGGAAAAACTTATTGGAAGTAGAGATACTTTTGTTCAAAAAGAAACAACATATAATTCAACAGGCGCTAAAGCTTCTGGAACTATAACGTTTGCAGCAAACCCAACATCAGGAGATTCTATCACCCTAAATGGTGTAGAGTTATTTTTTAAAGATACAACAAATTGGGGTGAGGCAAAGTCACCAAACGAGCTAAAAATAGATAGCACTCTAGCCCTAACTTTAACTGACACAACAACCTCTCCGTATGGATTGTTAGAAAGTTTAAAAGGTTTTACAGGAACTGGTGTAAGTCCTATGACTGGGCCAATAATAGAAAATTCTGCTGCACTGCATTATCCTGAAGCAATAAATATAGCTGATTATACTGTAGATACTACAGCGGGAACATTAACTATTACAGCAAAAGAAATAGGCCCAGATGGTAATGACTATTCTTTAGCATCAGATAATGCAAATGCAAAGGTAAGCGGACTGTCTTTAACAGGAGGAAAGGGTATATATAGAAATCAGCAAATAATATTACCAGAAAATAATATAAAATTATTAGGGGTAAGAGTTGGGACAGATGATTCTGACTATGAGCACGCTGTAATTAAAAAAACATCTGCGGTGCACAGACAAAGAGTAGGAAAACTTAATGATGATTCACAGCAAAGATCTTTTAGATATTATTTAGAAGGCAATAGATTAAATATAACACATGATAATGTAGATGAAATAACTATTGTTTATTTAACCTACCCTACAGATGTTAGAGGTTGGCCTATGATAAAAGAGGGTCACGAAACTGCGGTTGCCCAGTATATAATGTGGCAAATGAAATTAATAGAATTTTATAATGGAAAATTGCCGCAATACATAACAAAAGATTTAGAAAAAAGGTGGTATTTTTTATGTGGTAAGGCTAGAGGGGATGATAGTATGCCTACATCAGAAGAGTTAAAACAAATAGGTAATATGTGGAATACATTAGTTCCTATTTCAAATGATAGAAGTAGTTTAATAGATTTCTAAGATGGCAAAAAAGAATAGAGGACAACAAGGTGCTCAACAACAAAAAGGTGTATCAAAACCAGAAAGTTTCACGCATGGAATGGTTAGCGATTTGGATCCACATTTTCAACTAAGTGGAAGTTATGCTGACGCACAAAATATTAGACTTACAAATTCAGAAGGAGATACATTTACTGTAGAAAACATAGAAGGAAACAGTTTGTTTGTTAATTTGGCATCATTTCCTATAAGTGTAAATGAAGGCGAGGGGGGCGGTACTACATATGCAGATTATAAAACTTTTTATGATAGAGGTCCTGATAATATAAGTATATCAAACAATCAAGAGCTGTCTAACAGGTGCTCTATTGTAGGTCATGTTTCATATGCCAATCAATTATTGCTTGTTATAGTGGGAAGATTTGAGTGGGATAGAAATAATCAAAATCCAATATCTTCAACAGACGGAAGTTCTATAGAAAATACAGAAATAGATAGAACTATTTTTTTATTAGTAGACTTTGATCATGAATTTAAAGTAAAAAAAGTTTCAGATTTAAGAGTTTGTTACAATCAAGGAAATCCTGCGCAGGCACAATATCCTAATTTAAATATGGATTTAGACACTCCAATAAGAATGGAGCATATAGTAGAAAATGATGTTATTTCTAGAGTTTATTGGACAGATAATAAAAATCCATTAAGAACGCTAAATATAAAACAAGATAGGTTAGATTTAATAAATCAAAACTCTTTAGATATTACCCCCCTTATGAATCCGTCACAAGCTACACTTGCAAGTACTTTATCTGGATCTTTGCCAGTAGGGGTTTATCAGTATACTTATAAATATATATCTGAAAATGGAGGAGAATCAACATTTGCGCCATTAAGTAATATGTATCATGTTTCTGATCAAGCTTTTGGAAATTCAACCTTATATGCGGGTGGTCCAAAAGGAAATATAGGAACACAAGGATTTCAGATAGACGTAAAAGATATAGATCAAAATTTTGCTTATGTAGAGCTATACGCTTTATTTTACGAAGATAACAACGCCCCTCCAAGAGTTGCTGTTGTAGCTAGGAATCAAATAAGTGGTCTTTCAAGCAATTTTCAACATACAAACTGGAACAACGAAGTAGAAAATGGTTTAGAAGAAATATTAATAGAAAGCAATACATTTGATGTCTGTAAAGATATTGCAATTAAAGATAATATTTTATTTGCTGCTAACTTAAGGCAAAAAAGAAACTTTATATCAGAACAAGAGTGGAACGTAAAAGTTTTAAGATATAGACTTGCTAATAGCGCAGCAAATCGTTTAGACGCAATGCTAACAACTAACGATATAGAAGTAAAGCATTATCAGTTAGATAGTAACGGAGATCCCGTTTCTATAAATGATATTGCATATGATTATTCTGTACAAGATGAGTTTGGCTATAAAGTGGGTCATGGCCAATTGTTAGGGGTTCCCAATAGCATGTACGAAGCGTCTAATACGTATGATTTTATTAATTATAACGACACAAAAAACATTCCAATGTGGACAACTGCTCTTTCAAATCAAAGAGCGGGATATGGGGCTGCTGCAAAAACTTGGTATCAAACACATTTTTTATATAAATATTTATCAGACAAAATGACTGTGGGGGCAGAAAGTTTTAATTACGCTACAAATGGACTAGGAGGCTGCCGTGTATCTTTTGGAGTTCAAGAAAAAATAGGAGATCAGTCTAAAAATGCCTGGTCTTCTCCTTTTGTGTCTTCTACAAACTTATCAGATGAAGTACAAACAGAATTTGCCGATGTAGAAAGTGATAGTGTTTTTGACGGAGCATCAGGAGAGACAAAATTTAGAACATCTATGTCTTTGGGAGGCTCAAAAGATCCTCATTTAGCTGGAAATCTTAGAGGCTATCAAAGGGGAGATGTATATAGATTTGGCGTTCAGATATATGATTTAAATGGAGCTCCTGGTAATGTTTTGTGGATAGGAGATATTGAAACTCCACATCAATATGATGTAAACAGAATGATAGACATTAAAAATGAAAATTCTACAAATGGATTAGATTACACCCCTTTTAGACCAACAACAGACGGGGGTGGTTCTAGTTGGAATGCTTTAGACAATAGTAGCGGGACAGATACTGATTGTATAGTTGCTCATAAATTTATAAAAGATTTTAGATTGGCATTTGCATATGGACATACAGTTCCTCCAGTAGATGTAGAGTGGTTTACGCAAAGAACAACTACTACGGGAGTAGGACAAAATTTAAACGCATATATTAAAAGTGATGGAGCGCAAAGAGACGACCTTCCTGGAACAACTGGAACTGATTACTCGCATGCAGGCGGGCAGGTAAGAGCCGTTCCTGCATACCTAGAAAGTAGGGGAGGAGCGGATATAACCAATCACGATGATATTTATTATTTGTTTGACCTTTATGTTTCATTTGAATTTATAATACCTGATAGTGTTTGTAAAAAAATATCTGGATTTAGAGTTGTTAGGGCTCAAAGAACAGAAGAGGATAAAAGAGTTGTGCATCAGGGCTTGTTAAATCAAACAGTACAATATGGAAGCGCAAAGTTAGGTCAAAAATATGGTTATGGAGCGGCAAGATTTTGCCAAAAAGACAACGAGGCTTTTGACGGAGACCCAGTTTTTGTAAATCAATATAATGATCCAACTGGTGGTGTTGATCCAACCCTTCCAGAACAACCAGAATACAATACTTATTTAAATGGTTATTTAGGATTGGCAGAACACTCTTTTATGGCCTTTCACGAAGATAGCACATCAGATGGAGAAGTAACAACGGGAGGAAATTCTGCTGGTAAAGTTTTCTATTGGCCAGAAAGAGAGGATATGAAAAAATGGCAATATGTCGCTAATGTTTCAAATGGATCAGGGCATGCTAGGGGCCGAGGGGACAACGCTGGCTATTCTTTTGGGGGCCCAGGAACATACGGACTCCACAAGAGACATTGTGGATATTTTGGAAGTTATGACAAGACAACCTCTTATGCAACAAGGAATGTAGGTTTTGGGGGGACAGGAGAGTATGATATAGGTAGGGTTGGAGCAACATCTAACAATACTCCCTCCGTAAGATATGGCTATACACCAAGATATGAGTGTAGCGGAAGTGTGTTTACATTAGACGCGCCAGATAGTGCTTTTGGTATTAGACCTTATGTTTACAGAGAAGGTGATATGTTAAGAATAGACGATTGTTTAAAGTTAACAGATGAGGGTAGATTTAATGATCGCTCAACGGGAAATCCTTTTTCATTTTACTCTAATTGTAATACAGAGGTAAAAACTTATTCTGGTAGTGAGCCTGTGGATTGGTCAGAAAATAGTCACGTTGAGCTCTGGCAACCATATGGTACTAATAAATCGCTGTACCAAGCATTACAATTTTGCACTAGCAAAACTATAGACAGATATTACAGAGCTCTTATAGGAAAATTTTGCTCTTACGATCCTTACATCGGTATAGGGATGGAAATAGATGGCGGAAAGTTTATAGGCGGTGGTGGTGGTAATGCGGGCTGGAGACCAAATAGTGAATACGGATGGCAACTACCTATAGCAAATTCAAAAGAATTGTCTGATGGAGAAATAGTTCCTAGTGGATTTTTTAAACACAACCGAAGGGTAGATCGTGGTGAAATTTCAGGTTTTTCTAACAATACATTAGGAGTTTGCAACGAAGGAAAACACGAAGACTCAGGTCAAGTTTTTAGGGTTTTTGATGCTGTTGCCGCAGATCAAGTTTTTTTAAAAGGGAAAACAGCAGCAGATGGAGAGCAAACTAATCTTGAGCAAGAGGATTATAATTATGATACAGTTTCAACAATGCAAATGGGGTTAAGAAGTATTTTAATTGAAATAGATAATAGGGTGCATGTTGTAAGAAAAAATGGGTCGGCTGATGACGCCACTGATTTTGCTGCTAATTATAATAATATGACTGCTTCTAATAGAAAATATGATGCCTGGTTTTCACCACAAAACTGGTCCGCATTATATGAGCATGGTTTTTGGGGCGGAATAGAGAGTGATGGGAATCAATATCCGTCAGGCGGAAATAATACTCCATACAATGGTTATGTTTCCTACCCTTTTAATTCAGGGTGGTTAACGCGTTATTGGGACAATAATGTTATTTCAACTGACAACCATGATAGCGGAGGCGATTTAAAAATACACTATTCTGGATCTAAAGATTTAGTTCCTTTTAAATATTTGTGCTCTATAGTAAGAAATGTAGTTGCATATGGTGGATATAGCAAGGGGTCAATAGAAAAAACAAGATATATACCTTGTGGTAATTTTCATCCAGTAGGAGATTCTAATCCTAATAATACAGCACAAGGTCACGTATCACAAGTGTTCGGAGGAGATACTTTTGTTAATTTATATACTCATCAGAAAACATCTAGCCCATATATGAAGCACTCTGCTTCAAGATGGCAATTATTCCCTGTAGAATCTTATGTAAATACTGATATGCGTAGTGGATTAACCTTAAATGCTGGAGATACTGTAATAGGTAAAGATATGAATCAAGCTCCATATAGTAATGATTGGCTATATAACAACGTTTATTCTCAAGAAAATAGTTTGAAGTCTGGATTAATGGTAGATGAAAAAACTTTTCAAAAAAGCTTGAACCTTCCTTATGAAATAGCATATTCTAATACAAAAATATTAGGACAAAAATCAGATGCTTTTAGACAATTTCCTATAAATCAATTTCACGATATGGAAGGTCTTTATGGTGAAATAAATAGAATTGTAAACTTTAAAAATGAGATATATGTATTGCAAGATAGCGCTTTTGCTAAACTTCTTGTAAATCCATTATCTATGTTAAGTGATGATGCTGGTACATCATTATTTACTGGTACTGGAGAAACTGTAGAGAATCATATATACATATCAACAAAATACGGGTCTAGACATAGATTTAGTGTAGCTATGAGTGAAAAGTCTCTTTATTTTGTTGATAGCAATTTTGGTAGATTATTTAAATATGATACAGAAAAATTAATATCTCTTGGCGATGCGTTAGGACAAAGAAATTATTTAAAATACATAATAAAAGAGTGGGAGCAAAGAGCATACAGAGAGTGTACTTCAACTTCAGGGACTGGAGGTGCTGCGGGTGGAGTGCATGCAGCAGGACCTGTTGTGCATGGTACAAATTACGGAATGTTAGATAGTTTAGAAAAACCTACAGACAACAGAAATTATTTGTCAGACAATCCTTTAAGATTTTTAGGAATAACCTCTATATATGATTATAAAAATAAAGAATTATTAGTTACATTTCATAACTCTACTTGGGAAAGTAAAGATCATCATAGACAACAGTTTTCTAGAAAATCAGACAATCACCTGATGGGAAGCACTAGAAGTGGAGAGCCAGTAGGAACATCAGAAACATTAGTGTATAGTGAGGCTGTAAATGCGTTTATTTCTAAGTATAGTGTTGCTCCTCCACAATGGCTTGCAGGAGGTCAGGGTTCTTTTATGCTATGTCCAGAAAACGAAATAAGTGTTAACGCTATAACAAACTTTAGTCGTATTGACGGGCTACAAGGAAATTACTATAATATACCATACTATGATTACGGGGCCTCTGACAATAACACAGCTCTTGGAACGTCAGTTGCTAATAGGAAAAGAAGATGCAATCCATTAAGTTTATGGATTTGGGATAAACATAAAGACAATAAAAAGACACATTTTTTTGGCAAAAAAGATGATCTTTATACAATTAGTACTATAACTTCTTCTGTGTCTGGACAGGTAGAGTTAGACAATAACGGAAATGCAATTACAGGTTTAAAGATTGCAATTGCTGGAACAATAGAAATGCCAGACGAAAGTTATATAGTAAAAGTTATAAACTCTGAAGCAGCAAGAAGTAAAGTTTTTGATAATGTGCAAGTAGTTATGACCCCTAAACATGTAGACTATAGTTTTATTGACTACACCACTGATATTTCTCACGATACTATAAAGACAACAACAATTTTGCCAGATCAAGATGGTAATTATAGAAGTAATTTGTTAGACGAAACAGAACAATTAGTTATTAATAGAAGATGGGATTTTACTAAAGCAATACATGGTTGGTGGTTCTACGATGGAACTGCAACTATAGCCCCGCCAATAACTACTAATGGTATAGAATTAGTAACACAAGCAGGTAATAAATTTAGAAGCCCAGGAAAAGGTTTAGAAATAAATATACATGGTAAGTATAATAACAAAATAAGAATGAAAGTTAAAAGGGTGACTAATACTAGTGATTGGCTTGGAAGGTTGCGCTGGGTAGGCTATGAATATTTAGAAAAAGAAAAAGGAAGTTTTGTTGGACTTGGAGAAAGCCCGTCAAGACAATCAATAATAAATGTTCCTACAGGTATAGATAGTGATTATGTAATTGCTGAGTGGGATATGGCAGGTACAAGTAAATGGGACGAAAGTATTATAGAAAGGATACGAATTGATTTAAGTAATGGCTCTGAAGAGTATCACGTGGAGTGGATAGAAATAATAGGTTTGCAAGCCGATAAATATATTGACGGAGTGTTAAAGGCCCCTATTAGAACAGCTAAAAGTACACGTAGAACAAGAGGTACATATGCAAAAATAAAATATAGTGCAAAAACCACAGAAAAATTTAATATCTTTGCAATACTTGCAAAGTATAGAAAAACATACTAAAAATAAATTATGGCGTATTCAGATATTATAGGTGCTACAAAATTATACGGAGATTTATTAAACACTAATTTTGCTAATATTGGCAACAATTTATCTAATGTAAAAATGGATTACGCTCCTATTAACCCTTATTCATCTGGAGCTTATACACCAAAGTCATCAAGAAATATATACACAGGTGAGGATAGAAGTATAATAAATCCTATAATGCAAGCACAAGATACGGGTCTTAGTAAAACTGAAGACTTAATGCTTAGGGGTACACAGGGGTTACAATATGCAGGCTTAGCAGAATCAATATCTCCATATTTATCTAAAGCAGGAAAAAGTTTAGGCGCTAAAGGAACGTTGGGTAGTCTGGGTCCAGCCGCTATGGTATATGGAATGACAAGAAATCAAAATCCTTACGACTGGACAAGAACAGAAAGTTTAGGAACTATAGGAAGCACATTGTTAGCAGGAAGGGCTTTAGCTCCAATGCTTGGGTTAACTACAGCGGCAGCTCCAGCTGGGTTTATAGGCCCATTAACAGCTGCTGGTGGAACGGGAGCGGCAGGCGCAAGTATATTAGGAATGCATCCAGGTCTTGCTTTAGGCGCTTTACTTTTAGGAGGAATGTTTTCAAGAAAAGGTAAAAAAGCGGCTCAAAAAAGAAAAAAGCAAGCTATAGCTGAAGTTACAAGTCAACAACAAGATATATATGATCAAAGAGCAGAACAGGTAGAAGAAAATAGAAAAGAGATGGAGTCTAATTTAATGGCTCAAATGTATCAGGATAGAGCGTCTAGATATGACAACCAATATGGGGGCAATTACAATGCTAGAGCATATGCTGAACAAGGAATGAAGATGGGTGCGGATATTGTCGCAGAATTTACAGGAAACGAATTAATTGTTAATGATCAAGAAGCATTAGAAAATGATATAGCTACTGGTAATAATAAATCAGCAGCAAACAGAATAAGAAATGCAATGTCAGCAGGAAAGATAACTCCTGGGCCTGAGACACATAAAGGAAATCCTATGCCTGTGGATAAAGATGGCAATATCTACGCGGGCGGAGGCGCGTTGCCGTTTAGAGCAATGAAAGGCTCGGGTATATATGATCACGCTACAGATCAATTTAAAATGGATATGACTGATGATAATATTGTAAAAGTAGTAAAGAAAAATATTAAAAAGTGGAAATCTAACGGAATGGCATAATGGCTCTACCAGGAAAAAATAAAATATCTATAAAAGAGGTTTATAATTATTTAATGACTAAACCTAAAATGACCAAGAATAAAGCCTTGGGAATTATTGCTAATATACAATCTGAATCACTTTTTTATTCCGATGCGGTTGAAATGGCAAATGTAAAAAATAAAGGTATAGGTCTTTTTCAACACACATTTCCTGCTAGAAAAAAAGCATTTTTAGAGCAGGTGCCAAACTGGGAAACAAATTGGAAAGGGCAAATTGATTTTGCATTAAAAGAGCAAGAGGCTCAAAATTATCTTAATAGTAGCTATAAAGATGAAGAGGATGCCACAAAAGCTTTTATGAAAGAATTTGAAAAGCCTAAAGATCAGTCTTCAAAAGCAATACAAAAAAGAATAGATAATTTAAATTTAATCAGTTTTGATGATGAGGAAAATATTATAGTTTCTCAAAAAGGCAAAACTGATGAAGAAATAGAGCAGCAAAAAGAACAAAAAGGGTATTATCCTATTTCTGGAGAAGAGCCAATAGAGGAGTCAACATTAATACCAGAGGTTAAAATAGAGGAAGATTCTAAAAGCACAAGCAAAAAGAAATACAGAAAAGATATTTTAGACAGAATATCTGGTAGAGATGAATATTTAAAATATCTAGAAGATAATCAAGACGCCTTTAAGGAATTAAATAGTATAGAAAAAAATCTAAATTCTTTTAGTAAAGGGACAAAAGAATATAATAGTCTCATAAAAAAAAGAAGTGAATTAATAAAAAGTCTTTCAAAAAAAGAAAACGTATTAAAAGAAGATTTATATAAAAAAGAGTTAAATAATTATGTGAATAGAGAAAATAATGCAAGAGCTCAGCTATCTAGATTGCAGAACGAGGCAAAAGCATATGTAAACGCTGGAGAGGACGTACCAGCAGATATAACAAAGGAAATAGCAGAGTCTAGAAAAACTATATTAGAGTCAGGGAATAGGGTAAAACTGTTAACAAAGCAAGGTTGGAGAGACTATGATATTAGTCCAGTACAACAAGGTTATAATCAAAACATTTTACTTCCTGATGGATCTATTGATATAGAAAAAAGTAAAACTACTCCTGTGTTACCAGATCCTTTAAGCGATGATAAAAGTGATGATATTGTTTATAATGTAGTTGATGAAAAAACTGATCAGTCACAGATAATAGAGACTCCTACTGAAGAAGTAACCACTGAAGAAAAGCCCACTGAAGAGGTAGTTGTTGAAGAGACGCCTGCTAAAGAAACACCTTTAACAAAAGCTCAAAAATTTGGTCAAGCTGGAAGCGAGTTACTAAAAGGGGCTGGCGCCGCTTTAGATGCTATTGGAGGGCCTGGGGCTATTATCTCATACATAATGGGTAAAAAAGGTTTAAAAGCCGCAATGGAAGAAGTAAAACCACAGGCTAGCGCTGAGCTATCTCCAATGTTTATGCAACATTTAAGACAAACTAGAGAGTTAGCTAAAAAAGGTTTTCATCCAGATCAAGCTAGAAAGTTTAGAAAAGAACTAGATAAGTCTTATCAAATAGGATTAGAAAACGCGGTAAGAGGTTCTGGAGGTCAAAGGGCTAGATTTTTAGCTCAATCAGGAGTTTTGGATGCTCAACGTAGTTCTGCATTATTAAACTATGCAGTAAAAGATGAAGAGCTACAAGCTGCGAATCAAGAGAGATATGAAAAAGCAATGCTCTTTAAGGAAAATTTTGATATACAACAAACAGAAAAGGAAAGAGCTGAAGATATGGAAAGACAAGTTGCTAATAAAAAATCAGCAGCAGGATTTACATCAGCAGCATTTACAAATTTACTATCAGGGTTTGGTAGAAGCTCTTTAGTTCCTAATCCAGCGCCTGGAACTACAAATTTACTTAACTCTATAACAAATTGGGGAAAAACAGAACAATAATACAAGAATAAAATATGTCAACAGTAGATTACGGATTTTTTGAAGCTCTTACAGGACCAATGCAGGCTGCTGGTCGTATACAAGAAATGAGAGATCAAAGAAAACTACAAGAGTTTCAAATAGCGCAACAACAGCGTCAAATGGAGCTTGCACAATTAGATAAACAAAAAGCATTACAGTCTCAACTGAATACAGCCACTGAAGCTGCTAAAATGGACTTGTATACTAAAAATAATTTTTCTAGACAAAAAGATATAGATGATTTTAGAAATTGGCATAACACCATGTCTGGCTGGGGAGATATACAAGAAATCTTAAGACAGCATGGATCTGTAGATAATGCAAGACTATATGGTAATTTAGATTATTTATTAGAAGAATATAAGGCAAAGCTTAAAGATAATCCTGTTTCTAGAAGGGTAAATAAAAATAAAGCTAGTTTAGAGTTGTACCACGCTTATGCTTTAGATAAAGATAAAAATGATAGATTTTTAACAAAAGGAAGCAAAGAAAGATATAAACAATTTTTAGACGGAACAACAGATAATTTTATATTTTATGGAGGCAGACAGGATTATTTAAATGAATCTATAAAGGCTCGTAATTCAGCAGACGCTATAAATTTAGATGATGTATTATATGATAATTATAGTGCAATACTTGCGGACATGATTAATGATTCTAACGCTGAACCAGGTACACAATATACTGATAGTCAAATGAAAGCTTGGCTTGCTAATGAATTGAATGTAACCCCTTCAGGAGGGGTAGATTATTTTAATGGCCAGGCTATGTTTGGAGAAAAAGAAATTGATACTGATTTTGGTAGTGAGTTAAAAAGAATGACTAAAGAAACCAATAAAACTGGTATAGTTACTGGAAAACAATTCTTTGATAATTTAAATTTAAAAGATGGTGAAACATTCCACAAACTTTTTAACGAAACTGGTTTAGCTAAAACCTGGAATAGATTTGGCGGATATGATGCAACAAAACAAACTAAAAGTTATGTAGGTACAAAAGCTATTTTTGGAAAAGGTAGGCAAGTTGCTTCAGGAGGCCAGGTGTTTGTAGATAAAAATATAGAAGATAAAATATCAGAAATTTTATTTGGTAAATATCAAGATTCTGACATATCTAAGTATGTGTCTAAAAATCGTAAAATATATGATGTAGGCATGGTTGGCGCATACGACTCAAGAGGTCATCAAATAACATCACAAGATACATCAGATATAATGCCAGGAGAAACAGGCTTTGAAGACTGGGTAGGTGAAGATGAAAAAATGGATCTTAAGCTTAATGGATATTTTGTTGCTTTAAGAGGAACTGGTGCAGATGGAAAATCTATTTTACTTACCGATGTTACTAATAAAGAAGACAGGACAAAATTATCAAAAGAATACAAAGACGTTGTTTTCCAGCCAGTAATTGTAGCAGAAATGGAAGATTTTGATTTATTGTCACATAATGATGTTTACTATAAAGAATTAGATTTAGGAGACGCAAACGTATTAATGTCTTTAAACGAACAAATAAATCCAGAAAAACTAAATGAAGTTTTAGGGCAATCAGGTTCATATGAACAACAAATGGCAAGAGAAAAAATGATTGCTAAAAGACAAATGGTTGCTAACGCTAAATTACAAAGACAATTAAATATGCCAAATCCTGAATCTGTTGAAGATCTTGTTTCAGGATACGATCAAACTTTAACAGTTGGTCTTGGTTTGTCTAGGGTTCCTGCAGTTAAAATTCAGCAAGCAGTTCCTATGATAATGTCAGATTTATTTGTAGCTTCGCAACAAGAAAGAACTTATCCATATGATTTTAATCCACAAGAAACAGATCCTTCTAAAAAAATGATAGCACAAAATCCAGGACAATACATGGCCTATAGTGCTAAAATTTTACAAGAAGGTTTAATAGGTGGCAACCCAGCTTTTGAGGCAATGTTAACAGCAATAAAAACTGGAAACTATGACGAATATAGTCAAACACAATATAATGAAAAAGACTATAAAAATAGTAGAAAAATTACAAAAGGAATAATTCAGTATCAAAGAGGTAGATAATGGCAGACAACGATTATACTTCAGGTCTTAATGAAATATTAGGCAGGGCTACACCACCCTCACTAACACCGCAATCACCAGAACAAGATATACAAAACTTGTATGAAGGAGATATGCAGCAAGGTCCAACTGGATTAAGTGGCCTTATAGAAAATTCTATTCAAACAAATACTATTAATGATATTGCTCTAGATCAATACGCGCAAGGGGTTGCCGCTGGTGAAATGGGCAATACATTATATTCTGGGCTAGACGCTGAAAGATATGGTCCTGCTCCACAGCAACAAATAACAGATCCTAATGCAATGATAGGTTCTACTGGAGAAAGAGTTGCTAGAGGATTAAAAGCTGGTTGGGGTGATTTAGTTTCAGGAACAGGAGACACTATAGATTATTTGTCAGCGTTACTTACTCCAGGAGAGGGCGATTTAACTACAAGCGTAGGATCGTACTTAAAAAAAGTAGGAACAGAATATCAAAAAGAAAATGCTTTAGTATTATCTGAAGATTTGCAAGATATTACTTGGGATGATATGTTTAAAGGAGAGTTTTGGAGTTCAAAAATATCAAGGCTTGTTCCTTATGCCGCATCGTTTATAATGCCATATGCTGGTGGTTCTATACTAGCAGGAAGACTACTTGGTAGACTTGGTCCAACAGCATTAAAATATGCCTCTAAATCAGGAATGTTTGGTAAAATGGCTAAAGGGGTAAAATTAACAGGTGCTGGAGAAAAAGGGTTTAAAGGAGTAAAAGGCACTGGAGCTTTAGGTAAATTAGGTGTTGATTTAGGAAAGGCTGGAATAAAGCCTACTAAACTTGCAAGAAATATAAGTGGATATATTGGTGGTGGTGCAACAGCCAATTTATTTGAAGGAGCTTTTTTGGCTGGAGAAGCGTATCAAGAAATGGCTAATGATGTAGATGCTAATGGTAATCCTATGTTTACACCAGAAGAAGCAGCAAGTCACGCGGCAGGAGTTATGGCAGATAACGCTATATGGATGGGTGTAGATATACTTCAATATGGAATTTTATTTGGAGGTGCTGGTAGAGGCTTAATGGGCAAGGTGTTAAGAAGCCCTATAGCAAAAGCACCATTTGCAAAAAATATGAAGGGTCTTACTGGAATGTTGATGAGAAGTGTAGTGCCAAATTTACCAGCAGCAGGAGTTTATGCTGGAGTAGAAGGATTAACAGAAGGGTTTCAAGAGGTTTATCAGGAATGGGCTAAATACAAAAATATACAGCAAGCAAACAATAAGGGTTATGAGTCTTGGACCTCATGGTTAAAAGAAGCTCCATTTGGAAAAGATTCTGGACTAAGAGATATATTTTGGTCTTCTGTAGGATTAGGAGGAGCTATGGGTGGAGCAAGAGGGTATTTTGATGCTGCTGCTGAAAGAAAACATCTTACAGATAAAAAGATAGACGCTTATAATAATGTAATAGATATGCTTTCTAACAATGAAGGCAATATGAGCGCAGAACAAGCTATTATATTTGAGCAAGCAATAGATAATTTAATAGCGTCTAATATTTGGAATTATTCAGGAGATGGATCTGCCGCTATGTCTATTGTAGACAATTTAGTTAAAGATAATAAGCTGTCTGAAGAGCAGGGATTAGAATATAAAGCAAGAATTGAATTAGCAGAAAGAGATTATGCAAAACATCATGTAAATAGTTCTCTTACTGAGGCAGGTGCTGAAAAAGCGTTTAACTTAGAAATGGTTAAAACTCGTAAGGAAGGCGAAATAGCTGATGAAAAAGCAAGCTATAATGAAACGGTGGAACATCAAAAATCTGTTATTAAAGATAAGAAAAAATTAGAAGCAAAATTACAAGCATTAAAAGAAAGACATGATGCTACAATAGAAGCTTTAAATAACGATTTAGCAAGTGTAGAACAGTCTATTGAAGATATATATACTGCTAAAGTAGATCAAGCCCCTATAGCTAAATCTACTGGAAAAAGAGATGCTAGATTTAAAAAAGAAGGATTAACAAAAGACGAATTTGAAGCTTTTACACAAGAAGGAGAAAAGCAAAAAATTGAGAGAGAAAAAGCTGAAGCAGATGCTAAAGCTGAAGAAAAGACTCCTCTTGTAGATCAAGTAAAAGAAGCGGGAACAAAAGCATTAGAAACTGTAAAAGATTTAGGGGGCAGGGCTGTTGAAGGAGTAAAAGGATTAGTAAATAGAGTTAGAAAGCCAAAAACAGAAGAAAAAACTATAGAAGATATAGATAAACTTAATATTACTTCAGGAGCAAAAACAAAATTAAAAAAAGCTATAGAAGATGGTATTATATCTATAGAAGAGGCAACAAAAATAAAAGGTAGCGGCAGAGGTGGAACTATAAATAATAAAGACATTGAAAGCGCTATAAGAAAACAAAAAAAGTCTGATGAAGACGTAAAAAAAAAAGACCAACCTCAAATAGTTCCTAAAACTAAGGAATATAAAACTACAGAAGAAAGCTTAGAAAAAGGTCCTCGTCAGATAAAAAAAGCTGACATACAAAAAGGCAAGGGGCCTAATTACTTTATTAAAACTCCAGAGGGAGAAACTATTCAGTACAGAGATTTTGATAATACTTCTGATAAGTATGTATTAGATGAAGATGCTAATGTTGAATTACGTCTTAAAAAACCAGTTAAAGGTCAAGAGGGTGTTGTTGAGGTGGATGGCAAGCTGTACTTTCAGTTTGATAACCTTTTATATGAAACTGAAATAGAAGTTGTTATAAATGGTGAAGTAGTAGGCAAGGTAGCTCAACGAGATTTTAAAGCCAAAGATCCTGTAAAAAAAGCCAAGAAAAAAGATACTCGTAAAATAGACAGGCTAATAGGAGCAGTAAAAGAATCTAAAGAAAAAATTAAAAAGTTTCTTACAAAAAGCCAAAAAGAAATACCTAATTACGAGCCTACAGTATTAGACATAAGACCTTTATATAAATACGGCTCTGGTGTTATAGCTACATCTATAGTTAAAGATATAGTCAATAAAAAGTTTCCTGGTGCAAAAGGAGTTTTAGCTTATGAAAAGTTATTAACTGATTATGGTGAAGAAGCCTCATCTTTAGCTATAGGGTCTACTGTATTTATTAATATAGATTCAGTAGCACAATCAGATATAATACACGAAGCTGGACATATCTATTATGGTTTAATGGAAGACACACCATTAATGAAAAAAATTAGAAAGCTTTTACCTAAATCAGAATTATATCAAAAAACTAAACAAGACTACCCAGAGCTTACTTTAATGAGTTATAAAGGAGTTAAGGCTACTTTAGGCTCTATATATAGAAATATAATTAATAATACTGACACGACAAGGTATACAAGTGATTTAATTGACATTGCATCTAATATAGCTGCTGCTGAAAAAGTAGGAGACAGCACTAGAATAAATGAACTATTTTTATCTCTTAGAACGCAACTAAAAATTAATGGAGCCAAAGATGTTAGGGTAGACCAACAAAAGCATTTACTTGAAGAAACATTTACAAGAACATTAGAAGCGTATTCTTATGGAACAGTAGACGCTGTTGTAAAAGGCTCTGCCGCTCAGAAACAATTAGAAAAAGATTTAATAGAGTTTTATAAAGAAAGTAAAAAGCTAGCCACTGATGAAGAGGCTAGAAAATTATTAGATCTTAGTGTAGAAAATATAGCTGGATTAGATTTAGAAGCAGCAATTAAAACTGTACTACTTAACTTTAATTCTGCTGATAGAACCGTGCCATATATGATGAACTCTGGATATGGCCCTATTAACAAGGCTAATAAAAAAATGCTACAAAAGCCTACTTCATATGCTGCTGTGTCGTCTTATATAGGAGATTTTATAGGTCGTAATTTAACTCCTGAACAAATAGCAGATAAAGTAATGGAGGCCATAGCTAATGATTCTAATTTAGACATTAAAGATGAATTAATAAAAGATACTAAAGATTATATTACAGCTATTGTAACGCAGTTAAAACGACCAGGAGATCTTAAAAAAGCAGACATTATATTAGATGGCGAATTAGCCAAAATTGGTATTAGTTTAAAATCTACTGATGATGTAATTGGAGAGTCTGAAGGTATGACTAATGAGGTAGATAAATATGATGATTTAACAAAAGCTATTGCGCTACCAACCACTACAACTAATTTTATTAAAAAGATTGTAGAAGTGCATAACTATAGAGAGGACGATCAAATAAAAACAAAAGAATTATTGGCTACTCTTATGTCTTTAGCAAAAGACACACAAAATGATCCGTATGATTTTATTAATATGCTCAGGGGCTCTGAAAACCCTAATATAATGGCAATGCTAAGCGTATTAGATAGAGTATATAAAAATGATAAGGCTCTTACTAATGCTAAGCTAATGGAAATTAAGGGTCCTATTGAGGGTATTACCATAGAGGTTCTGGCGCATAATGTTTTAACTATTGGAAATGAAGGTAAAAGATTTTGGAACAGATATGAAAGTACTAGCGCAACAATAGAGCAAGGAGTAATTGATAGCGTTATTAAAGACGTTAAAGGAAATAAAGATAAAGCAAATCAAATTGCAGCTATATATAATGAATTATTTTTTGAAAGAAATCCTAGAAATAGAAGCGATAGATATAATGCCGCTTATAAAGTTTTAGATATTTTGTTAGATGATAACGCAAAGGGTAGTTTAATTAATAAAGACGCATTATTACAAACACCAATACTTTTTAAAGGAGAAAGGCAGTTTTTATGGAACATACTATTTGAGCATACTAAAACAAAGTTTGGCCCAAAAATGAAGTATGAATCTTTTATGAAGTATAAAAATAAAAAAGAAGGGTTTTCTGATTATGTAAACTTTCCTGTAGAAGGACTTATTCATGGTAAACAATCAGAATTAAGAACTATACTTTTACAAGGGCTTGTCGCCTCAAGAGCTATTAATTATTTATCAATGGTAGATAATGTAGAGGGGGACGGAGTTAGTGTATTTAATAAAGAAAATGGATTACACAATAGGGCTAAAAATGTAGAAAAGATTATTAATGATGGAATAATTATTGATAAGAATGATATAATGCATCCTGATAATAATATTTATAGTCAACTAGCATTGCTTAATAAAAACGATAGAGGTGTAAAAACATTTCACTTTACAGTTCATTCAGGAATGATGAGACGTATTATTAATAATGCTGTAGGGTTAAAAAATAAACAATCAAGATCTAAAAAATTAAATGATGTAAATCCTAATGAATTAATAGCTGGCGACTTTTTTATGTTTTTAAACAGATACAATCAAGGAGTTAAGAATAAACAAGAAACAATTAAATATGATCAACCTATTGCAGTATTTTCTGATAAAAGCAGGAGATATTATATAGAAAGTATAGCCGCTCACGATACTAAAAGTAGAAAAGCATTGCTATCTAGAGTTAAAAATAATCCTGCTTATAATGCTAAATATAAAAATGGCGATCGTGTATTTCCTTATACTATTGAAAATAATAAGATAAAAGAAATGCCTAGGCTGATTAAACAGTGGCGTGAGTATGCAAATACTAACAAAGAGTTGTTTAAAAATAATGAGGCTATAAAAAAGGGAGTATTACAAGATGGGGCTATTGAATCTTTTTTAACTTCATATATAGCCAACAAGTTTATGGCTCAACAGTTATTTATACACGACCATAGGCAATCTAAAGATCAGGTAGATTATATTAAACGTGCCGCTGGAGCTATCGCTAGTCACGTAGTCTTTGACAGAAACACCTCTGTAGAATTTGTTGTCACTAAAGATTACTATGTAGATAAAGAGGGTAATATAGGAACAGAAGACAATGTTGATACTGCTATTGAGAATGATGCAATGGGATATGTATTGCCTGAACAAGCAGAATTTATTAGAGCTAAATATGGTGAGGCTCAAAAGGTAGGTAATGTATTTAAGTTTGTATATCATTATACTCAATTAGAAGGGCCACAAAAAGGCAGAACTACATATATGAAATTTGCTGTACATACATTAACTCCAGAGCTAGAAGTACAAAGCCTTTATTTTAAAAATATAGGAGATATTCTTAGGGCAAGAAAAGCAGAAATTGATTTAACATCTAAGGGTGGTTTAATCATAGCCGCATCTGAATCAGCCGCTAAACTTTACTCGGGAGGAGATAACTTTATACATGATATAGGCGAAGACTATAATATGTCTGACATACTAACTAAACAAGACGAAATCTATGGAGGTGATAGTAAGTATCAAGGATTGTCGGGAGAAGGTTTAGGCATACAATTAGAACTAGATAAACAGACAGATGAAAGGTTTTTTCCTTCTCAGTTATTCTATAATCTTTTAAGCAATATAACGCCAGAAAATCAGGCTACTATAAACAGAATGCTAGAGCTTAGGCAAAATGTAATGGAGGCTAATAACTCTAGTAGAAATGCTAGTCTTATAATGAATGATAAGGCCAGTGAAGAAACCGTATTAAAAGAAAGGGATTCATTTAAATCATCTGTTACTGCTGAAGTATTTGACGTTCTTGTAGATAACACGTATGACAATCTTGACCCTAGATACCCTTATTTAAATGCTGTACATAATTCTATAGCGACAGGACGAATTACACATAAAGGAACTAAGATGTATACTAAGGGGTCTATAGGTTATCAATCTTCTAGCTTAGGTATGGGATTAAAATCTTATGAAAAAGGATTATACGCAGGAGATGAAAACGTAGTTGCATCTGAAGCAATAGTTCCTGGATATTTACAAAAACAAGGAGTTAAAAAAGGAGATTTATTTATTGGGACAAGAGTTCCCGCTCACGGTAAAGTAAGCAGCTCTATATTTGTAGTAAAAGATTTTCATAAACAAATTGGAGATTCTCCTACGTCTAACGTAACTATACCCGCGTGGGTGAGTAAATACTGGGGGGCTGATTTAGATGGAGATTCAATTCATATGAACTTTAAATGGACACCAGAAGAAGTTGCTAAAAAAGAATGGAGAGCAGATTCTAATGAGTTTTTTGATTTATATGTAGAGCTAGCAAGTAAAGATGAAATACAAAAAGAAATACAGGCTGATATTGATTTTATTTCTGATGCTGAAAACGCTATTGCTAAAGTTCCAGCTTTAAAAGAAACCGACTCTCAATTAGCTCCATGGGGTGACGCGCAAATGTTTGAGGACAATGTTCCAGCAAAAAATTTAGTCGGAATGATAGCATCGTTACAAAGATCATTTAATGTGTTTTCAAATAGCAGAGATGAGTTGCCTTTTGCTATTACTATTAAAGGAGAAAGCGAAGCTGTAACAAGAGAAACATTTTTTGACGATATTGCTTTAGAGAATGGAGTGGGTAATTGGTATGGGGTAGCCCAAATACTTAATATAGCGTTAGATAATGCTAAACACCAATATGCTAGCAAGCTAGGATTAGATATGCAAAGTGTATTTCCATTTGTACTGCTTAGAAGACTTGGCTATTCACTAAACGATTTAGCTGTTTTATTTAATTCTCCTATAGTTAAAAAATATATGGAGTCTAAAAGAAATAGTAGTAAAGACTATATATCTAAAGATAGCGACATAATGGATATGTTTATACAAAAAGATAGTATAAGCGAAAATCAATTATTAAAATTTGCTAAAGATAATGGCTTAGGTAATATAAATATAAAAGACTTTGTTAAAAATCCTGTTATTAATATAAATTTAAAAAGTTTAAAAAATACTAAAGCTACACAAAAGCAAGCTATATTAATGCTTTACACTTTAGATAAATTTAAACAAGCCGCTGTAGATCCTTTATCTAAGGCATTTACCGTTCACCAAAGTATTGAAAAAAACCCTTTAGAATTAAAACAAATTAGAGAGGGTATTGCTCAGGCTCAAGGGCTTGTTAGAATCCCATTATTAGGCAAGATGGGATTAGATTATTCTTTTACAGAAAAAACTAAAACTAACAACATTATAGAACATGCTACTGGTTTATTTGATTCTATATTAGAAAGAGCATCTAGAACAGATATAAGATACACTCCTTATATGCAAAATATATTAACAACTCCTATGGTTTTAGGTAAATTAAATAAGTTAGGAGAAATAAAATCTGAAGTTATTAATCAGGTTATTACAAATAATTTAAGAGGCGAGTTTAGTATGCTTGGTGAAAGAAAAAATCAAGATGTATTAATTAAGGAATTTAAAGAATTACAAGAGCGTAGAAAAGGGAATTACTTTTTAGATAATGTTATTCAAGTTTCTGACAAAGGGAATTATATTGTATTAAATAGAGCAGAAATAACAGAGTTTACTTCTTACAAAGCTATAGAACAAATTAAAGAATCATTTGCCGAACTTTCTGATTTAGATAAAAATTTAATTTTTGAAATAGAAGCTGAGTTTAATCGTTTTGGTTTAGCTGGTGGCGCTGGTAAAGCAACATCATTTACGCCTTTCTTTGACAATGAATACCTAGGAAGAATTAATGATGAAATGTCTAGAATTATAGAAGAAAGTCAAACTAAAAAAGCTGACTATTTAACAGGCTCTGTTTCTACAGAATTAAATGATGCTATAAAAGATGTTGAAAATCGTAAGGCTGGTAGAGATAAATACACTCTTGATAAAAAAATAGATAAGGCGTCTAAAGATAATAATAGTTTTGAAGCCCCTGTTAGAAAGGCAAAAAAAGTTATTACAGCAGACACATCTTATAATAGCGATTATTTAGGAGAAGGAGTAGAGCTTCTATCTTTTACAGAATGGAATGCAGACAAAGGTATTGATATAAGTAAAATAGAAAGAGACTCTAAAACTTATAAAATGCTCGTTGAAAAATACAACAAATACAGAAGTCATTTAAAATTAGTTAGAGAGTTTGAAGCAACATTAGAAAAAAAGCCCTTAAGTAAATATACTATGGAAGGTCTATATGACAGAGCTAGAAAGTTTAGAAAGATGGATAACTCTGCTACTAAAGGTATAGCTTATACAATAGAAAAAGAAATAGGGCAAAGAGCGTTTCAAGAGCAGGCTAAATTTTTAAGAACCGAAGGAAAAAAACAAAACTACGAATATAAAACTCCTGGAGTAGATGGTGTAGCTCAAGATGATTTAACTGGATTTCAAACCTGGTTGGGATCTAATAACATGACATCTAAAAGGCCTGAAATACAATATTTAATTAATGAAGCTCAAAAAGAGTACAGAAAGTATATGAAAAGCTTTAAAGAGCACAAAAACTTAATAGAAGAAAAGAATAGAGCTTTAGTTAAATCAAAAATGAAAGGCATAAGCATACTAGAAAGAATAAGACAAGGGTTTGATACTAATGCTCGTTATCAATATATATACGGAAATATAGCTACTGTAGAAAATGGTAATGTTAGGCTGTTTACTCCAGAGGAAATAGAAGAAAATGGAGTAGAGTTAACAAAGCAAGAAGAAGAATACTACATTAGATATAAAGCTATTGCTGAAATATTGTTAGGATCAGATGATGGAGAAACTAGAATACCTGGAGTACAAATGGGTAACCTAGAAAGTATGTCAAGAAATGGTTTATTTGGCCTTTACAGCGCTTCTATTGATGCAAATGATTATTATAGGGTAAGAGTCCGAGGAATAGATTCTAACGGAGATAGTGTCTATAAAACATTTTATGAGTGGAAATATGATGTGTATAAAGGTAGAACAGGTAAGCTTAAATTAAAATCAGGAAGAGAAATATTTGAATTAGATAAGTTAAGAAAAAAAGCAAAAAGATATAAGTCTCAAGGTATACATGAAGATGGTAAAAAAATAATGCTTTCTGATATGGAGTATGATGCATTAGTTAATAACGGTGCAATGTTAAAAAGAATGATAGGCTCTAAAAATATATCTGATGTTGACGCAGAACTTATACAGGAGTATGAAATAAGAAAAGGTGTCAAATCACAAAACATATCTTATGATATAAACACTACGTTATTAGAGTTTGCTAGAGGACATATATTTAAGCATGGTGAGGGAATATATAAAATGGAAGACGGAGTAATAGTAGAACGAGATGATCGTTTTGCAGGAATGGATAAAGTTGCAATACTTACAGATGCTATAATAGGATTTAATAAAAATTTAGATAATAAAAACGCGGTTAAATATTTAACTGAATGGTGGAAAGAAGGATTTCTAGAAAGAAAAGAACAAGAAAGCGCTTTAGGAAAAACAGGAGATAAAGTTATAGACGGCTTTGTAAAACTTACATCACTTAGACTTCTTGGTTTTAACATGACTGTAGGTATAGGAAATGTATTGGCTGGTAAATATCAAGAATTAAGAAAGCGTGGAGGTAATCAATTTATAAAAGGAGAAAGTAGATATTGGAAAGATTTTACTAAATCACAAAAAATATTATCTGACAATAGAATAGTAGAATATAGTTTTGATGAATTTATTCATCTTTCTGAAAAGAAAGGAGCTTTTGGAAAAATAGAAAAATGGGCTTATATTTTTATGGACAAAACAGAAGGGTACATACAAGGCGCTGCATTTTTAGGAATGCTAACAGATAAAGAATTTAATAATCCTGAAACAATAACAGAAGAAAGAGTAATGTATATTAATCATAAAATATCTACATTACATGGAGAGGGTTATACAGCTTTAGACGCAAGCTTACTTTCTATGTATTCTTATGGTAGAGCTTTATTACAGTTTAAGAAATGGTTTATTACCTTAATAAGAGATAGATTTAAAGCAGAAGATATAGATAGATTTGGAGAGGTTAATATAGGTAGCTATAGGGCAAGCTCAGAATTTATTACAGACTTGTTTAGAAATTACTTTGCGGGTAACTTAACAAAAAAAGATATAATAGATATATATAATAAATCTAGCGAAGAAAGAAAGAAGGGAATGAGGGCTCATGTAGCTGGTTTAGGAATAGGAGTGACGTTATTATCCTTAATTGCAATGATGGAAGATGATGATGAGCCAGATACAAAAACTATAAGAACTTTAAAAAAGTTTTCTAATGATGTTTTTGTAACAACAGACTTACGTAGGTTTGTAAATTATACTATAGTTCCTGCATCTACAGGTACACTACAAAATGCTGTAAAAGCTATTGGGCAAGCTACATCTGGAGAAAAAGTTAAAAGAACAAGTCCTTATGCAGAAAAAGGATCGTCTCTTGCTAAAAAAACACTACTCACTGAAGTGGCTCCTTATGCAGAGACAAGAAAGCAAATACTAAATACGATATATAATTAAATAATTTAAATTCACTATATTTGTAAAAATTTAAAACATGAACGTAAACGACTTATTTAAAGCATCTTTTGGGCAGTTTGGGTCTGTATATTTAAACGGAAGCGGGGCTAAATTAGATTTAAATGCAGCTAATGCTACTAGATTTATTATAGCTATACAATTTATGGAAGACACTACCTTTACAGATATACAAACTTTAGATGGGCTAGTAGGGTCTATATCAGATGTGTCAGATGAGTTAGATATAGGAGGGTCATTTGGGGCGGTAACTAATGAAAGTACAACTTCAGATCAAGAAACAATTACAACGTCACACACATTTCCAAAAGGAGTTACAATATATGGTAAATGGGACTATATAGTGCTTAACGGTGGTTCGTGTATATGTTATTTAGCTCCAGTGGGATATTAATATTAATTTAAAATAAAAATAAAATGGCAAACGTAGATGATTTAGTAAAAAAAGGTTTTGGCCAATTAGGGTCTGTATTTACAGATACTGATGGTGCAATAACTCCGCCAACAAATAAAGTATTTGTAGCAATAACTTTTTTATCTGATACAACCTTTGACGCTACAGGCGGTCTAGTTGCTGATACAAACTATAGAAGCTGTGAATTTGTAGGAACAAACGCTCCAGCTCATAATGAATCTACAGCAACAATAACGTCAGGAACGGGAGGAGATCAAATAGACGCTAGTAATACATTTCCAGAAGGACTAACTATATTTGGTCGTTGGACTGAAATAGATATAGCTGCTTCAGGAAGTATTATCGCTTATATAGGAGAGTAATGTTATCATTAGGAAACTCCTTACTTAATCAAAAAAGATTAAAAAAATCTATTGTTACTGACAATTTAGTCTTAAGGCATGATTATGCTGGTGGGGCAGTACAACAAGTGAGTACTGGTGCTGCATTTTTTGATGGCACTGATGATTATATAAGTTTAAGCACTTCTTTTAATTTAGGCACAGATGATTTTAGTATATCTGTTTGGGTGTATTTTAATGAATCTACCAATCAATATATTATAAGTAATAGACAAAATTCAATTAATTATTGGTTTTTTAGAACACAAGGAACAGATAGTTTGCAGTTTTACGCAGTAGTAGGGGGCACAGCTATAATGGACAGGGGGTATGATGGAAGTGGCGTACCAAGCGCAGACATACCTCATAACACTTGGACACACTGCGTAGTAACTTGTGATAGAAGCGATGGTTCTAGTGGCATTAAAATTTATGCTAATGGAGTTAAAGGCAATACCGATGGTGGTGCGTCTACAACGGATATAGGTAATACTGGAGATTTAAGACTTGGTAACGATGGTGGTAGTGCTTTTATGGATGGTTATATGACAAATGTAGGCATATGGAATAGAGTGTTAACAGGGGCAGAAGTAAAGTCTATAATGTGGAAAAATTACGATAAACTTACATCAAGCGAAAAAACAAATTTAGTTTCATGGTGGAATTTAAGCGAGGATGCAAATGATAGTCACGGATCTAATAACGGAACTTTATCATAATGGCAAGCACAATACAACAAATAGAAACACCAAAAATAGCAAGAGCGTTAGATACATCTGGTAATAACAACCACGGTCAAATTTACTCTGGTAGAGCATTAGAATTTGATGGAGTTACGGATTATTTAGATTTAGGTGCTACTAATACTTTTGTAGATTTTTCAGCAGAAACCACACAAGCTAATAGAGCCTGGACGATAGTTTGTTGGGTTAAACCCTATGTAATAACAACCGAGAGTAATTCTATGAATTTGATAGGTGGCGGAGGCGGATCTACTAGCTATTTAGGATTAAGAGGTGCTGGTGCTAATGTTAACAAGTTGGTTATACGTGATATTGGTGCTGGAGCTTGGCGAGTTAGTAATACAGCTTTAAACATAAATACTTGGTATAGAGCTGTTTGGGTTTTTGACGGCGACACAACTGTTTCTTTTTATTTAAATGGTGTTGCAGATGGAACTGGAGAAATAGACAATACAGGTTCTTATGCTGATATGGCGCTTAGATATATAGGCGCTCTTAATGACAATAGTAGATTTTGGGATGGAGCTTTAGCAGATTTACAATTATGGCAAGGTGCTTGGACAGCTAGCGATGTAGCTTATGATTATTTAAATCCAGAATCTTTAGTATTAAGTAGCGGTAACACATCACTTACACAATCTAATCTTAAAGCATGGTATCCAATGCAAGATGGAAATCGTAGCCATCAAACTAACATACTTGATGCATCTAATATTGGACTTGGAAATAATTTAGTTACAAGTGGAGATTTTGAAAACATATCTTTAGCAGCAGGAAATCAAACGGCCTCTAGCGCAACGGGACAATGGAGGTGTAATAGCGCTGATTCTGATAACTGGATTATTGCTAATGGTTACGCAACTATAAGTGGGACCTTAACTGGTTCTCGTCATTTAAGGCAGGATAACGTATTTCTAACAAACACTGATTTAGGTGTTGGACAAACGTATAAATTTGTAGTAACAATATCTGATTATGTTTCTGGTGAAATTAAATTTAATCCAGGCGGGTATGAAACTACTGAGTCTATATCTGGCAATGGAACTCATTCGGTATATTACAAGCCTACTAGTACTTCTTCAAACAAAAATTTATATATTTTAAGTTCTCATACCTCTCAATTTGTTGGTAAAATTGATAACGTGGAGGTATATGAAGTAAACGCTAAAAATAACGCAACAACTGTGTTTTTTGGGGATGAGCAAATAACTGATTCTAAAAATAGAGATTTTGCTTCAGCAAGTGATTGGGTTGAGTATTCCCCAAATGGATCCGCCCCAACATTTGGTGATGATGGTTCTCCAGCATATTTAGAAATTACAGGATTAGCAGATACTGACCCACAAGGAGCAACATTAGCGGTTAGTAATCTTACGACACCTGTTGTGGGGCGTACGTATCGTATTCAAGCAGATATATGGTGGGATAGTAGTAACCCTGGTATAGGTAGTGTATTTAAAATAGCATATGCTGGAGCTACTAGTAGTGCTTTTGAAGTTACAGCAACAGTTGCAACATCTGGAAGGAAAACAGTAGAATTAGTAGCTACTAGCGCGAGTGGTGATTTAATAATATATTACGAGCATGCTAATCAAACAAAATGGTTTATTGATGATGTTACGGTAAAAGAAGTTGGTGTTGCATCAGGTTGGACAGATGCAGATCAACAATTACATATTCCGCAAACAGCATTACAATCATATAATGAACTATTATATTTTAGAGATCAAGAGATAGACGGGGCAGAAACAGATAATGTACCTATAACTGTAGGAACTAATATATGGAATGCCACTAATGATCAATGGAACTCAGTGAGTGCGTGGGTTAGTTTTACAGATTCTTTTTCTTCTGGAATGATTTGGGCTGTTGATAATTTAAATCCTTCACTTTATTATACATATAGTAGTAGTAATATAAATATAGGATACAACACAGGTAATGGAGAAATATTTGGTGTTACGGTGCTAGCGACAAGATTAGAAGATAAATTCACACATTTTGTAATGAATTGGAAAAGAAATTCTAACAGCGATGATACAGCAATAGACGGCACTGATGTAGAGTTTTTTATAAATGGAGAAAAACAAACTTGCAGTTATGTACAAGGATCAAATAGTAATAGCTGTGATACAGCTGCTGATTCAGATCTATACATAGGAGATACAGAAAGCGATACAGCTGCATACTCACATATAGGGGTTGTAACAGAAATTTCAGCTTGGACATATCAATTAACACTTGCAGATGTTAGAGAACTTTATAATGATGGAAAGGCGCTAAATGCTTTAACTCATTCTAAAGTTGCTTATTTAACAGGATATTGGAGAAACAATGGGCTGGCTGTATGGAAAGATTTAGTAGCGTCAAATAACGGAACACCAAGTTCAACATGTCAAGAAACAATGATAATCCCTCAAGGTCTAGATAGTTCTAGAGACGGACAAGGATTTATAATGAATAGAGCTAGAGATACTAGTAGTTTGAATTTAACCCAAACTTATGACGGCACCGTGAATGTTATTTCAGATAGGCCATATGTAGATGTAGTTGATGAAACCCCACTTACGTATGTAGATACAGAAAACAAATCTTATCTTTTTTGGATTAAAAGACACTCAGCAATTTCAACAACAGGTATAATTTTAGGTGGTGGCACTGTATTTCACAAACTTGTGGCGGTTACTAATAACGCAAACTCTAACGCGACTATAACTATAGAATCTGACACTAATGGTGACGCCGCTAGAGCAGCTAACGGTGATATACACAACGTAGCTCTTGATGATTGGGTGCATGTAGGTATTGTTGTTACTGGAACATCAGGTGGTAGTAATAACACTGTTGAAATGTATATAAACGGTCAAGGCGTTACAGAAGGCGATAACACACTAGGTGACGGTAACAATGTAACAATGAGGTATATTGGCACTGGAGATCCTAGCGATGTAGATTCAGATAGAGCGTTTCATGGTGAAATAGATGGACTGTTAGTATATAGTGATGTATTATCAGCAGCAGAAGTATTAAGAAATTATAACGCAACAAAAGGTAGTCACAGAAATTAAAAAATAAAAAATGGCACATTACGAATTATATGTATGTTTAACTAAAGCAACTTACGAATCTGCAGTACCAAGTGTATTACAGCCTAAATTAGGATGGAAAGAATTTGCTTCTGATTTACCAACTGACTCAAATACTGTAGCAGAAATAAAAACATGGATGGATACCAAATCTTTATCTTATGCTTCTAGTGATTTAAAAGCAGATTTATTAGAAAAAATTAACAATAATCCTACAGAAAATTATACTCCTACTTGGAAAGAAGCTGCTTTTAGAGGTAAATTAGGAGCTCCTAGAACAAGTTTAGACGGAGGGTTAATAATAGTAAAGGGTGAGTTTAGTATGTTGCAAGGAGAGTTAACGGCAATTATTGCTTTAGGTAATGGCGTAGCATATCCTAACAATTCAGTGTTAACAAAAACAGAAGCGCAAACTTTAGCAAACGGAGAATTATTTAGCGAATAAAATGGGATTTATACAAAAATTAGCAAAAAGAAATAATAAGTCTGTAAAGACTCTAAAGCCTAACTATTCTATAAACTGTGAATGTAAACAATATTACAAAGCTAGAATACCAAGGCTAACTTGGAAGTATGTATTAAATTTAAAAAATTGGAGATGACAAATTACCCAGGAAGAGAATATGTTATTTTACCAGCAAATGAAGTTGAAAATATAGACTTTAGTAAAGTATTAGAAACTTCTGCTAATACATTAAGATATAGTAAAGACAATGAATATACTTTTGTAAAGTATGAAGGGGAAGAGCCTGAATTTTTAAAAGGTAAAACAAAATATACTCATGATGAATTTTGCGAAATATTGCAAAATGAAAGCGGTATATGGCGAATAGAACAAGAATAATATGGGATTAGGTTTAGGTATAAGCTCGTCAAAGTATGACTACTCATTAGAAGAAGGTTATACTAGCTTGTATAACTGGCAATTTGATGGAACAAATGACGCTATAAACGTTGGTAATAATTCAGCAATTAAATTAACTGCAACAGACACATCAGCAGGCGTAGGTCTTACTGTAGCTGTTTGGTGCAAGGCAAGTGATTGGAACAATATTAGCGGTACAAAAACACTTGTATCATGTTTTCAAAATAGTGGTGGATGGGCTATAAGTTGGTCTAATAGAATAACTTCTATTTTAAGAACTAATAGCTCTACCAAAACTGTGTCAACTAACTATAAACCATTTGAAAGCGCTAGCGATGTTCATTATAGAGCTAGTGGCTGGCATCATGTAGTAATAACATATGACGGTAGATATTTTAGATTGTATATAGACGGCGCTCTAAGTAGTAATATAAATACAGTAGACGTGGGCAGTGATGATAATGCAATACAGTATAGTACATCTCCAGCAAGCAGAAATACAGATATTGTAATTGGAGCAGACCCAGGCCTTTTAGTTAGTAGTGATGGGGGAATAACTTTTCCAAGCGGATCTGCAACTATTTCTAGCGGCTGGAATGGTTATATAAACGAGGTTGCTATATGGAGTAAGGCGTTAGAAGAAAATGAAATAACAGAAATATTTGATTACACAGATAATGGAAATGGAGTTTTTGATGTGATAAGTGATGGAGCAAATTATTCAAGAAGTAATAATGCTGGAGATGATTCTTTAGTAGGATTGTGGCGAGCTGATGGAGAAACTGATGTAGCAAATTTGGCCCCACTAACAACTCCTGCTCATGGCGGAACAAAAATAAATGACGTTACCGATACATCAGATTTTTTACCAACATAATAAATAATAAAATGAAAAAAGCTTTATATATAATATTTTTAATTTTAGCATCTTGTAGTGTGCAAAAAAAATGTTGTGCGCAAATTGACTATATAGATTATATTAAAAATTATGATTTACAAAAAACTTTAAAAAAGCATTTAAAATTTTCTACTGTATACGGGGCTGTAAATGGAGGAACTTCTGTTTCTGATGCAAAAATCTTTTCTGTTACTTCTGGTCAATTAGAAGAAAGTATAATATCAACACCTTATGATTATTCTGTAACTATAGGTATAAGAAAGATAGCTAGATTTGGATATGAAAATAGAGCTAATACATTTTATGATGGCACAGAATCTAATTATACAGATGCTGCTACTGTAGGCAAAGTGCAGGGTTTTGAGTATTTATTTGAAATAGATTATGCAAGACAACAAGGCGTAGATTATATAGACCAACATCATTTTATAAGATATAGTTCTGATGACGACTGTGATGGTCCGCTTTGTGTAGATCACTTTGCAGCAAAAGTAGAGTATTTAAAAGACGGCTTTGCAGATGTAGAGTATTTTGAATTATCAGAAAGATATAGATGGAAAAAAGATGCTGACCTAGCATTTAGTATAGGTCTTGCACATAGATTAGCAGAACCATACGGCTATAACCCACTAGAAAAATGGATCTTGGATAATGGAAATTTGCATTACACTTACTTAGCAATACAAGAAGGTTATAATATTGATGTAGAAAATAGTGAGTATAAAGATCCTAGTGGGGTTATAGTTGCAACTAATTCTGAAGTTTGGAAAGAAGTTGTTATACCACAAGTAATATCTGACTATACTATTAAAAAAAGAAATGAATTATCAAAACAAATACAACATTCTATAATTATAGGTTTTGACTACTATAAGTACAAAAAAAATAAGTGGATTCATGCTTGGGGTAATTTACTTCCTTGGCATTATGATGATGGTAGTGAGTTTTCATATCATAATTTTAATGACGGTAAACAATGGTATGACTATTCTGCTGGTTTAATATATGGAATAAAAGTAGATAAAAGTCTAGGATATTTTGTAGAGGGAAAATATAATAAGTATTGGAATAGAGAGTGGTACGATTTTAAAGTTGGAGTAAATTATGTTATATTTTAATTATGAAAAAAATTATTTGTAAATTTGTAATTTAATAATGAAAAAAACTAACGAACAATTACACGCTGAATTAGTTGAGTTAAAACAGGATGTTAAAGAAATTAAAAGACGACTGTTAGATCCTGACGATGGTGTTGTTGCTCGTATTAATGTAAACACTTCTTTTAGAAAAACAGCCAGAATATGGCTAGGAGTATTTTTTACATCTATAATAGGAATAGTAACAAGAATGATGTTTAAGTAATGGCAAAAGAATTAAATGAAGATACGGCCTTTAAGGTTAGTATAAAGACACTTATAGGTATTGCTTTTGGTATTGCAACAGTTGTAGGCATGTGGTTTGCATTACAAGCAGACATAGAAGAGGCTAAACAATTACCTGAGCCTTTACCGCCAGATGTAACGCGTATGGAGTTTGATATGAAAGATCAAATGATTCGTAATACAATTATGACAACACAATCTGATGTGGAAGAAATAAAAGAAACATTAGAAAAAATAGAAGATAAATTGTATAACAGATAAAATGGAAAAAAACGATGTTAGTTGGAAATTATATGTTGTGTATTTTACTATTATATTGCTTATTTTATTTTCTAACACAGCATTCGGACAGATAAAAGTAGTACAGTATAATGCAGGATGGAATAGCAGTAATGCAGTAAGCTGGGTTCATGATTTACAGGAAGTAAAAACAAGCTCTTATGTAGATATAGCAAAACAAACAGAAGTAGCAAAAAAATATAAAATAGCAGTTGTACCTACTATTATAATATTTAAAGATGGTGAGGAGGTTGCTAGGTTTCAAGCTGATTTAAGTTTCAAAATGATAGCCACAAAAGAAGAAGTGCAAGAAGAAATAGATAATATATTAATGAGTGATTTTTAAAAAAAATAAAATATGAAAAAACTTTTACTATTAACAATTACAATTTTAACTACAGTTTGTGTTAATGCACAATTTTTAGTAATGACAACAATTAGTTCTGAAGAAGATGATTCTGGAGCATCAGTTTATAACGCTACAGATCAAATTGGAATAGGCTATCAGGTTACAGAAGAATTAATGATAGGGGCTACAATGGATGGTATGGATGAAGAAGATGGTTACAATATAATAGGTAGATATATGTTAATGGATTGCTTTTGGGCAACTTGTGTGTATAATTACGATTCTGACAGTGATGAGCTAATTAATAAAATGGATTTAGGAGTTGGCTATTCTTATAATGTGTGGGATAAATTATATATAGATCCTAATTATACTATGCCATTAGAAGCTGATAAATCTGGAGACAGAAAAGGAAGTTTTAATTTAAGTATATCTTATAAATTTTGAAATGTATACTTATAAAGCTAAACTAGACAGAGTAGTAGATGGAGATACTTTAGATGCTAATATAGATTTAGGATTTGATGTAACAATAAAAAAAAGAATAAGACTTGTTGGTATAAATACTCCAGAATCTAGAACTAGAGATAAAGAAGAAAAGAAAAGAGGTTTAGCCGCTAAAGAAGCTTTATTAGAAATGATAGAATCTACAAACGAAAAAGATTATTTTGTTTTAGAAAGCGAAGGATTAGGAAAATTTGGAAGAGTTTTAGGAAGATTACATATAAAAACAAAAAATGGAGAGTGTTGTATAAATGAACAATTAATTAAAGACGGACATGCTGTAGAGTACTATGGCGGAAAAAGATAATACTATGAATTTTATAAACAGTTGGAAAAAAGGAAATAAAAAAGAAAAATACGAAATTACTTTTAGATTAGGAACATTAACTTTATTAGAAATAAAAGCATGTTTATTTTGCGAAGAAGGTTGTTCTAAGAAAAGGTATAGAGTTATACTTTTAAATTTTGGTTTTGAATTATGAAAAAAATATTAATACTATTACTGTTGCCTTTTATAGGTTTTAGCCAAACAATTAATACGTATCCCTGGATACATAATTTTGAAAATTCTGTTGGCTTACAGCAAGATCAAAATGATTTTGGCGATTGGTTATTAAAGCAAGGCCCTACAAGCTCGGTTAATACAGGTCCTAGTGGAGATCATACCAATGGTAATGGTGTTTATTATTATGTAGAATCATCTGGTCTTGCTCATCCAAATAAAAATTTTATAGTATATACTCCTACTTTTGATATATCGCAAACACCTGGAAAGGTGATTTCTTTTTGGTATCATATGTATGGAGCGACTATGGGTGATTTAGAGCTCGGTATATTGTCTAACAATATATATACAGCAATAGATACTATATCGGGGGATCAAGGAAATAATTGGAAATTTGCATATTATCCAATACCACCAGTAGACTCTTTTAAATTTGTTTTTAAAGCGACTACAGGTAGTAGTTATACTAGTGATATATGTATAGATGATATAATGGTTAGTGATCCTTTTAGTTTTGTTTATGGTTGTAATGACCCTGTTTCTCCTAATTATGATTCTACTGCAACAATAAATAACGGTACGTGCATATACGTTTATGGCTGTACAAATGATAGTGCCGCTAATTATAACCCATGGGCTAATGTAGACGATGGCACTTGTGTATATGACGTAGAATGTAATAGTGGACAATCATTATTAGAAGTGGCAATATTATTAGATAATTGGCCAGGAGAAACCTCTTGGGAAATATCTGTTAATGGAACTGTTACATATTCTGTTACTCCTGGAACATATGATTATACACAGACAGGACAAACAGTAAGAACAGATGTTTGTGTTCCAATAGGAGATACAATAGTTTTTACTATTAATGATACATATGGAGATGGTATAGGTGGCGGTTCAGTTGTTGGTAGTTGTATTGTAACAAATTTAGATTGTGAAGATACGGTATTTATTTTGAATCCACCTAATTTTGGAACAACGGCATCTTCTAATCCTTACGTGTCTGATACTTGTAATAATGACACAATAATATATGGTTGTACAGATGATGATTATGTAGAATACAATATAGAGGCTACTATTGATAATGGAAGTTGTTCAACAATAGCTATATATGGATGTATAGATTCAACAGCATTTAATTATGATCCTAATGCTCATAGAATGAAATTGTCATCTCCTTGTGAATATAAATTAATATTATTTGACGCTGGTGGCGATTCTTGGGGAAGTTGCTGGCTAGGGGTACAACAAGAAGATTCTTTATGGCAATTTAGAATAGACCAAAACGGTATATACTCTGACACATTTTTAATAAATTTTAATGCGTATGACGAAATATTTTTATATTATTTTGAAATACCAACACCACAACAAAATGCACAACAGTTAGATATACAAACAATACAAAATTCTTTCAAAATAGAAAATGCATACGGAACTATAATATATGAAGGAAATAATCCTTGGCCTGGTCCTAACGAAAACAAATTAAAAAATTATAGAAGTCCTAGGGATTTATACATAGCAGAGCCTTATTGTGGAAATGAGTGTATAGATGTAGTATATGGATGTATGGATACTTTAGCATACAATTATAATGCTGCCGCTAATACTGCCGATGATTGTTATTACAATCCAGGATGTACAAATCCAGGTTATTTAGAGTATTATACTCAAGGTTTTGTAGCAGGAGTAGATGACGGAAGTTGTCTTACTTTAGCTATTTTTGGCTGTATGGACTCAACAGCATTTAACTATGATAATAATGCAAATGTAGATAATGGTGGTTGTATACCTGTAATACTAGGATGTATGAATCCACTAGCATTTAATTACGATCCTTTAGCAAATACAGCAGATACGTGTGTACCGCTTATATATGGATGCATAGACCCAACAATGTACAATTATTGTGACAGTTGTAATACTGACGATGGAAGCTGCGAGCCTTATGTTTTTGGATGTACAGACTCAACAATGTTTAATTTTAATCCATTAGCAAATGCAGACAATAATTCTTGTATTCCTTATATTTATGGTTGTACCGACCCTTCTATGCTTAACTACAACCCACAAGCTAATACAGAAAATTTTAGTTGCATACCTTATATTTATGGTTGTATGGATAGTACTGCTCTTAACTATGATTCATTGGCTAATACTGACAATGGTTCGTGTATTGCTATTATTCAAGGATGTATGGATGTTAACGCGTGGAACTACGACCCATTAGCAAATATGAATTTTGGCCACGACTCTTTAGGATGTTTATATGCTGCTAATTGTAGCGCTACAGAACCAGGGGAGCCGTTCTTTTTAAACGACCCATGTTATGCTTGGGTGATAGACGTTGATCCGTATTGTTGTGAAAATGAATGGGATTCTATATGTCAATTAACGTATAATCATTGTCAAGGTAATTGGGCTAAACCAATACCTAAAAGAGGAGAGAGAGTATTAATAGGAGTAAGGGATATTTTAGGAAGAAGCTCAACAGATAATAATAATAAATTACTTTTTTATATATATAGTGACGGCACTATAGAAAAAAGAATAAAAATAAAATAATGAATATATTTAAAGATAATAATGATTGGAATGAAAAATCAATAATAGGCGCAATAGCTTTTTTTATTATGTGTATTGTTATGGCTTTAGATTTGTCTACTGGCTATTATGGTTTAGATTTAACAATAAATGAATTTGTATATGATTCATTTGTTTGGGTAGTTCTTGGTTGTTTTGGAATAGCTGGCATTGAAAAATTTGCAAAAAAATAAATTATGGCTTTATTAACAACAATAAATGGAATACCTTTATATAGTACAGTGCAAGAAGCTTTAGCTTATGCTGCAGCTAATGGTTTAACTGGTTATCACACGCATACTTATTTAGGGCAGATAGGATATATGGGCGGAGCTACACATGGACTTGCGGCATCATCATCACAAGGAATAAATCAAAACACATCTACTACACCTACTTTGCCAGCTAGCAGTAGTTCTGGTACTGGAGGCGGCGGTGGAGGAGGAGGATATTAAAAATAAAAATATGTTAGGTAAATTATTTTCTAGTGGAGCGGCTGATTTAGTTAAAAATGTAGGTGGAGTTATTGATAGCTTGCATACATCTAAAGAAGAAAAGCTAGAAGCAGAAAGAAAAATAAAAGAGTTAGTTGCTAACTATGAGATAGAAATGGAAAAAAATATAACATCTCGTTGGGAAGCAGATTTAAAGTCGGATTCTTGGTTAAGTAAAAATGTTAGACCCATGGTATTAATATTTTTAATTATATGCACTATGTTATTAATATTTATAGACGCAGGAACTTTACAGTTTGAAGTAAAATCTTCATGGGTAGATTTATTACAGTTAGTTTTAATAACAGTTATAGGAGCTTATTTTGGAGGAAGATCTTTTGAAAAAGTTAAAAAATAATAATGAGTTGTTATGATGAACATGCAGATGATTTGCTTTATGAATCTATGAGAAACTCGTATATGATTATAACAAATAAATTATCTTTTCAAGATTTAGTTGAATATAATGGTTGCTCTCTACCTTTTAATCCTAAAAAAGGTATAAATAATAAGGTTATTGATAAAATAATTGATTACTTTTGTACATTGGAAGAATATGAAAAGTGTGGAGAGCTTAAAAAAATAAAAGAATCTAAAAAATATAAAAAAAATTTCATAAATTTGTAAAAAATAAAAAACAATGGCCAAAAATTATACATTTAATGCGTCTATAAACGTTTCTGCAGCTTCAGAAACAGGATATACACAAACGCAAGCAGGTTCTTTTCAATTAAATCTTACAGGAATAGACCAAGTACAAACAGGTAGATTAGATGTAGCAACTGGAGGAACTGTCATTATGGCTGCCCCTACTTATGGTAAGGTAGTGTATGTAAGAAATCTTGATGACACAAATTTTGTAACAGTAAGTATGGTAGACGATGCTGATAATGCTATAGCTATATTAGAGCCAGGAGAGTGGTTTTTTACTATTCTTAGAGATACTGGTGTTATAGATGCTATTGCAGATACAGCAGCAGTTACTGTAGAGTATTTTGCAGTAGAAATAGATTCAAACGCATAATTAATAATATAAAAAAAAATAGATATGGCAACAATGTCAACAACTTTTACAGCTTCAGGAAGCTTTACATTAACAGATGAAAACGGTGTAGTTGTATTTACATACTCACCATCGTTTAGTTCTGCATCTAATACAACGGCTCAAGCCCTTTATACAGGAGAACATTTAGCTCAAACAGGTGCTAGTGAATTAGCGCTAGCAGATGTAAATGATGATAGAGTATATGTTTTTATTAAAAATGTAGATACAGATTATCCTGTAGAGGTAGAGGCTAATGCAGCTGAAAGCTCTGCTTTAGAAATGGCGGATTTAAAACCAGGCGAATGTTTTTTTACACCTATGGAATTAAATAGTGATGGCTCTGGTAGTAGTATTCAGGTAACGGCATCAACTGCAGATCAAAAAGTACAATATTTAATTTGTGATGCAATAGATAATTAAAATATGAAACTTAAAGTATTAAGATTTAGTAGCCAGGAGGATAGTACTTCTGGCTTACTTTTTTTAGAAGGAGACCTAGGGCTACAATTTCTATGTTATACATTAGAAGATGAGGCTAGAGTTTTAAAGGTTAGAGGGGAAACGAGAGTGCCTGCTGGTACTTATGAAATTAAATTAAGAACTGAAGGGGGTTTTCATGAAAAATACAAAAAAAGATTTGCTGGTCTTCATAAAGGAATGCTACACGTTACTAATGTGCCTGGCTTTGAATGGATTCTTATACATACTGGTAATACTGATGAGCATACTGCTGGATGTTTACTTGTGGGCGACTCGCAGGAGAATAACAGTATCATCAAAGATGGTTTCATTGGCAAATCAACTAATGCGTACAAAAGAATATATAAAGATATATCTAGAGCGTTAGAATTAAAAGAAAAAGTTACTATAGAATATGTAGATTTTGATGTAATACCTAATTAGCATGATAAAATGGTTAGGGGAACATATATGGGATTTTATATCTAGATTTCGTAACGATGTTTATTTTTATCAAAAATCAACTCCTACTGAATATGCAAAAATACAGACAGGCCCTAAGGGTGAGTTTGTTTTAACTACAGAAAATAGTGATGGGGCTGCTGCTCATGTTGAAATAGCTGCTGATGGTGATATTACTTTAGATGCTGAAGGTCAAATAAAATTAGAACCAGTTGCTGGTAATAATATACTTTTAGATGGTACGGTTACTGTAGATGGTGGTAGTGTTACTGGCTTAACAACTTTAGGTTTAGACAGTGTAAGTTTAACAGCTGTGCAAACTTCAGCTGAATCATTTGCTGATAATGATACTTCATTAATGACATCTGCAGCTATTGATGACAGAATAAACGCTGCTGCTGGTGGTGGTGATATAACAGGTGTGTCTGCTGGAACAAATTTAACGGGTGGTGGAACTACAGGTGATGTTACTATTAATTTAGCTGATGCTTCAACATCTGCAAAAGGAGCTGTAGAGCTTGCAACAACAGCAGAAACAACTACTGGAACAGATACTAGTAGAGCTGTTACACCTGATGGATTAAAAGACGGTTTTCAAGGAAGCACAAATATTACTACTCTTGGAACTGTTGGTACAGGCACTTGGAACGCATCAATAATAGCTACAGCTAAACTAAAACATTTAGCATATTTTGAGTTTAAGGGTTATAGTACGGCAGATGGTACAAACTTTGAAATGCCAGAATATTTATCTGATAATAACGCTCCTTTTGAATTAAATACTTCGCAAGGAGAAGAGGGTGTAGCCGCAACATCATATCAAAAAGCTATGAGAACTGGAGGGACAATAATGCCAAGAGGTGGAATTATGACAAAATGGATAGGATGGGCTGCATCTGCAGGATCAGGAGAGGTAACTATAGGCTTATATAAAATTCCTCTGGTTAGAAACGATTCAGGAAATACAACTCCTGTGGCTACAGGTGCTGTAACAGCTTTTACCGCTTTAGGAAATGCTAAATTAGAAGATTTTGATGTTACTGAATTAGGGGAAGATAATGCTAGTTTTAGTGCTGGAGATATGATTGTGGCTATGGTTAAAGGAACCACAAGTGGTAAAATTGTATATTTTAGTACTACACTGGAAGTTGAATGGACTTAATACATAATAAATTATGCCAATAATAAAAGACAAATACGGAGGTAAGGGGTCTCAAACGAGGTCAAAATATTTAACTAGAGATAAAAATAAAGCTTTTGCCAATCCCCCAATTTTAGAAAATACTACTGAACAAAAAAAAGAAATATTAAAAAACAACTATAGGGAGGATGCGCAAAATATAAACGAAATAACTAATACTACGAGAGCTATTACTAGTCAAAATATTTTACCAACTAGTGAAACTACACAAGTATTAAGAAGTGTGGCTAGCTTTAAAATAACTAGACATGACGAAGCGTTACGTTTTTTTACATTAAGAAGGGGTGGTAGTTTACACAGTTTAATACTAAATAATTTTAATAGTGATGCATCTACTGAAACTATTAGCGTTTATTGGGGTGTGGGCGATCAAGACTCTATAAGTTTTACTGTAAGTTCTGGGGTTGTTACATCTACCTCTGGAGGAGATGTTGCTTGTTTATTTAGCTCATCTTTTACAGGTAATACGTCAATAGATTTAAGCTCAACAGTAAACGCTTTATATAAACATGTAAATCAAGATATAGTTTTTTATGTAGTTTGTAGTGATAAAGAGGCAACTGTATCGTTTAGTTTTAGTAATGGATAAACCAACAGGAGAATTTAGTGTTCCAATTTGGCTTTCACGATGGACGTTTAAAGACCAAAGAAATCATATTTATACTTTAGATAATCATATAGTAAAGGGGCACGACAAGGGTTCTATATTTACAAATAAAGAAATTGTTAACAAAGCTGTTAATAAATTAGTTGGGCGGCGTTCAAAGCGAAAGCTTGTTCCCGTAAATTTAACACTCATAAGTCAACACGGCTATGGAGTTAAAGAAACTTAAAAAAAATTAACATGACTTTAAATGATAAAATACGAGAATATTTATTAAAAAATCCTAACTTAATGCGTAGTAAATACGCAGATACAGCAAAAAAGTTTGGAACTAATTATGAGCAAATTAGAACTCTTGCAAGAGCGCTAAGAAGAAAAAATCCTGATACTGATCCTAAAGAAAAAGAAGTAATAAATTTTCAAGAAACTAAATCTAATGCTGTTCTTACTGCAGAAAATTGCACTAGAGTTAAATCTTTAGAAGATTTATTAGCTGCCTGTTCAGTTGATTTAGATTTATGGGAAGTAGAAAAATACGATATAGGTACATATGAAGTAACTGGTTTTGATAATGATAGAAATCCAGTAACTGTAACAATGTATAGAACTAAGGCTTTTCTTAAAAGAATAAAACCTGAGTTTAATATAAAAAAAATAAAAGAAGAGCTTATAGAGGATTTACGAAACCTTTCACCTAAAGTTGCAAAAATACAAAGAAGCAGACCTACTGACAGAAAAGATTTACATTTGCTAGAAATTTCCGCATTTGATTTGCATTTAGGAAAAATAGGAATTAAAGGCGATGAGTATAGTATGGAGATAGCTGAAGAACGCCTTTTAGGAGCTATAGAGCATCTTTTGTATAGAGCAAGGGGTTTTTATATAGATAAAATACTTTTTATTGTAGGGCAAGATTTATTAAACTCTGATGGCGATTGGCCTATACCTGCTACAACTAAAGGAACGCCACAATTTAATAGCAATTATCATATAGATATGTATAGATATGCACGTAAATTAATGATAAAAGCTATAGATATTTTGGCTGAAATAGCTGATGTTCATGTTATGGTAATACCAGGTAATCACGATAGAGAATCTGTAATGCATTTAGGAGACACCTTGCAGTTATATTATGAAAACAATAAAAATGTAAAAGTAGACAATAGTGATTGTTTAATGAAAGCTATTCCATACGGAAACAATTTAATAATTTCTGATCATGGTGATGGCCCTAAGACCAATGATTTACCAGGAATTATAGCACAAAGATTTAAAAATTTATGGAGCGATACTGTTTATGTAGAAGTACACAGAGGTCATTATCATACAAATAAAGCTATGAAATTGCAAGCTATAGAAGAATTAAATGGTATAACAGTTAGAAATCTATCTTCTATGTCTGCAACTGATTATTGGCACGATAGCAAAGGTTTTATAGGCAACATAAAAAAAGCACAAGCTTTTATTTACAGTAGGCAAAACGGTTTACAGGGTATATTAAATTACAATGTTAGCGTTTAAGCTTATCTAAGTGCCTGTCTACACGTTTTACCCACTTAAGTAAATAGTTTTTATAACGTTTCCAGTATCTTATTTGATCTTGTTTAGTCATAATACATATTTTTAGTATTCGTCAAAACCATCATCATAATATTTATTTCTAAATTTATCCATTTCGTTAAAATACAAATCTCTAAATTTATCAACTTCATTGTTTAGTTCTATTATTTGTTTTGCCCTAAACGCAATCATAGATAAGGCCCCTAAGACAAGGCCTATACCTAATACGATTGCAATAGTTGTTAACGCTAAAGTTTCACAATCACTCATACCAAACTGCATAAATTTTAATATTATTTTGTGTTGTACACAATAGTTTTCTTAGTTTTTCTTTTTGGATGTTTAGTTTTTCTACGCTCCAATATTTGGGATTTTTGCTGTTTAATTTTCTCTTTTTTGGCATATTCCTCTAGGTTTTTTACAATGTCGTTTTTTTCATAATTTACGTAAACATATCTTACGTATAATATTAATATTACAAATATAATTATAGTTATTGTCATAATCAAAAAATATATCTTATTTTATTCCAAGGTATTATCTTGTCGTGTAAATCAATAAAGTCTTTTATATATTTACGTTTTAACTGGTAGTTATACCTAATATTTTTACCGCCATATTGAGATATTTTAGTTTCTTGTAAATTAGGTGTCCATAAATCTTGTTCTGCTATAGGATTGTTTATGTTATTAACCAAATGCCTAGACTCGTTGTGTGTTAAAAATATAACTTCCGACAGAACGTTTGCATGTATGGCCGAATC